GGGTCAACCGCCTGTATAACATCGGGCTTCCTGACGGGAAACCGTACAGGGGGCGGCGTTGTGAGATAAGCCGTGAAGATATTCACAGCAAAGCGCAGAAAGCCCCGAATACGGGCGCAAATTTTTCAGATGATAGTTTACACGAACAGAAAGAGTAAGGCGTTTTATGGGCGTATTCGAGAAAAATAACTCAGTTCTGAACGGTTACGCCTTGAAAACCCTATCTTTGCAGAAAGAGTTGTCTAACGATTAAGAACAGATTATGGAAACGGTATTCAATCAAAACATAACAGCCGATGAATGGGGGCGGATCAGCGGTCTTGACAAAGACCTGTATCTGTCTGTTGTGAGTGAAGACACGGCGAATAAAGACCTTGCCACCCTGTTTTATCTCCGTGGGGATAAAGACAGGATGACAAAGTATGCAGACAAACTTCCCTCTGACCTGAGACAAGATTTTTACCGAACTATTTCACACCCGTAAGGGTCTTGAATAGCTTGTCAAAATCCTTTGAAGACAGTTGAAGACCTCGTACAAGGCTTTCGGCTGTCTTCTTATCATATTTGCCCTGTGCCTGAACAAACTTGACCAGCTCATCGTGAATGTCCTCATAGTTGCTTTTCAGGATGATGTCTTTGAAATGTCCGTGCGCTTTCGCCTCTGTCACTTTGAGACGCTTCAACAGGTCTCTGAAATTGGCGACATAAGTCTTGTAACCGTAGCCCGTCTCGATGATGTCTTTTGCGTTGACGGCTTTTCCTCCGAGACTTTTCACGAAACTCTGATAAGAGTGACGGGCGCAGAACTGATTGATAATCTCCATTGAAGTGACCCTGACGGGCGTTTTGTTCCTGAGATTTTTCCAGCCGACAGCAGCGGCATGTCGTATTTCATGCCAAAGGCTTTCAAGGGCGTATTCCTGTTTGAATGTCAGGTCAACTCCCGTTGAAATCGCTTTCAACGCCCCTTTCAGTTCTTGAAGCGGGTTGAATGTGTCTTTCAGGCTGTTTATAACAAACGTCTTATTGGCAATCTTGATTGTGTTTCCTTTCAGGTCATAAGCTCCTGTGGAGTTCAGATAAGAACGGGAGTTCGCCATAAAGAAACCCGTTCCTTTTGCCCGTGTGATTTGCACGCCTTTCAGACCGCCGTGAAATAAATCGGGATTATTAGCGGCGAAATCCGTGATAGTCTTCTGAACCTCTTTATCCGTGATATAATTCGGGTCTTTGAGTTTCAGAAACGCTTCTTTCAGGTCTTGAATAATACCCGCATCCTGACCCCGTTTCAGTGTCCCCATTCCTTTGATAAACCCTTCGGGGATATACTGAACATTGTCACTGATGAAGTACGGGACAGAAGTCAGGTGTTTCGCCCGTTCTTCATTGTCATCAAGCCATTGTTTGAACTCTTTCGGAACATCCCTGACTTCATTCTCGCCGCCCTGAACAGGTTCTTTCCCGTCCATTATCCGCCTATTGTCCTCTGCCATTTCTTCTTCTGTCTTCAAGATTGTTTCAACATGGCAGCGGCAATGAGGGTGCCAGCCCGTAAACTTGAAGTCTTTCGGGTAACAACCTCTGCCCCTTGTGTTGGTGCTGCCCAGCGGTGCGCTCAGCTCATCGCAGATGTCGTGAAACGGCTGACCGTTCAGGGTGTGATTGTTTGACAGGACAATTCTTATCCCGACAACGAAATCAAGGTCTTGCCAGCGTGTGAAGTCAGCCGTCCGATATGCGATGTTCGTTTCTGTGGCGGCGAGGCGGCGGGCGTTCTTGAATGAGGAACGGTAAACGCCCTGACCTGGATGGAACGCTGCCGCACGCCTTGACAGCTGCAGAACCCCGTGTTCATCCCTGACACGCCTGAACAGCATGTCGGGGTGTTTGAGATACTGACGTAGTTCCCGTGTCATGTCTTCCGCTGAAACGCCGTTTCTTATCCCGACATCAAGACCGAGTTCAATTTCATCTTTGAACTGTTCCGTATAACGCCACACCCTGTCTGAGAGTTTCAGTCCGTTTGTCTTCCGTTGAATGAACGCTTCACGGGCTTCATCGTTTGTCGAGAAATAACGGCGGTATTGAGCCTGAGACAGCTTGCCTATATTGTCCCCGAAGACCTGACGGGCGAGTTCGCTGTTCTTGTCGTTTGAAAGCGTCCAAGCCGTCTCAATCCCGTTGACAATAGCCGCCGTAAGGTCACTTTTCAGCCCCGACAACAGCTTTTCTAATCTTTTGCGTGTAATTGGATAGTCGTCAAAAGAAAAGAGCCTGTCGGGGTTGAAATCGCTTATGCTGACCCCGAGACGTGCCGCCTCTTTGACAGCCGCCTCGTACACCCGCTCAATCTCCCTGTCGAGGGCTGAAAGGTTATTCAGGTGTTGACGCTCCCATTTGTCAAGTTTAGCCATTGTCAGTCTCCCGTTTTATGAAGTGTTCGCACTGAGGGTCTGAAAGAAACCTGAGATATTTCCCGTCCGTATAGAACGGACAGCGGCACATGAACGGTTCGCCCTTGTAGTTCTTCTCGCACCAATCATAGCTGTGTGCGCAGTCACGGCATTGAAACTGCGGCTGTTCTTTCTTTCTCGCCTGTTGTCTTCTTGTCGTTCTCATATCCGTTCCCCCTTTCTCATTCAGTCATGTTGAAACTGTCAAATGTGTCTTCTTGCTTGATTTCTTGGAGCGTCTTGTCAACGTCATCAGTCTTTCCGTACCGCTCAATGGATTCACGCTGCGACATAAGGGGTTTACCGCCGTTGGCTGTCATCAGATTGTTGATGTCATCCTTTTCATCGGAGATTGTGAACGGGGTTATCAGGATTTCAACGATAAGAGCGTCAATGTCGGCGTGGTAACTTTCTCCAAAGACAATTTTCGCAAAGGCTTTGAGAACATTCACTTCACGGTCGAGGAACTCAATCAGCGGTCCTTTCTCATCGTTGACTTTCAACTGTGCATCAATGAAAAGTTGCTTGCGGCTTTCCCCTGAGAGGGCAACCTGCGACATCTTCTCGTATGACCAATCAGGGAGTTGAAGCATCGTGAAAAACAGGTTTCTCAACTCTGAGACTTGGTATCTCAGGTTCTCAACAGCCTGTTGCCATGTGACGTATTGAGCCGTTGAACCTTTGGGGTATTGCATGACCGCTCTCGCTTCTTTGTTCGGATCTTTCTCATCGCCGTAGGCTATCTGTTCATCAGCGAAGACACAGAACAGAGGCTTTGAGTTCTCGCGGAGATAATTACCGTTTCGGCTCAAAGACCACTCCATTTCATAGACCGTGTTTGAGTTGTGTTCCCATATCGGGTACGGTCTCCAAGCGTAAACAGCGGGTATTTTCAAAAGCGTGATGTCTTCATTCTCTGTCTCAGTCCATGAACCGCTCTCGGTTGACCACTTGATGTGCTTTGTTGCCGTGTATGCGTCAAAGAAACGGACAGTCTTTCTCCCTTTCTTTCTCTGATAACCGACAGACATTGCAATCATGTCCCCGTATTCATCAAAGAGCGGATACAGGTCATCGCCCAACATGGGAGAGAATGTTCGGCAGCGGAATTTCAGCGGGCTTTCAACACCGTACAGCTTGTTTTTCTGTTCAATGGCGTACCAAAGCGTCATAATCTCACACCCCGCAAAGAACTTGTTGAAGCGGTCTATGTCAACGCTGTTGATGCGGTTCTTGTCAAGAACGCCCGTGATGAACCTTGCAACTTGTTTCTGTTTCTCATTGTCAGGCTTGAAAATTCTCTTTATCGGGATAGCCGTGACAAGTTCCGTCATTCTCTTTGATGCGAGCTTCTGAAAGCCGAGTGCAATGCGTGTGACGGGTTGAATGCCGTCTTCTGTCACGACATCAGGATATTTCGCCTTGTTCATGACAGGGTGCATCAGAGCGTTATACTCCATTTCAATTCCCTTTTTACCGCCCCACAGAGGAACGTTCAAGGTCTTTTCACTCAGGGCGGCTATCTTCTGGTCAGCCGTCATGTCTGAACTTAAAATTTCTTCGATTGTCATTGTTCTTTTGATTTGATGATTAAACTTCCGTTATCTGCGTATCATTTTAGCCACCCTGTTCAGGTCAATAGCCTTTCTTGTCTGAGCGGGGTAGAAAGTGTTAGCCAGAGCGTCAAATTTGTCAGGGCTTCTTCCGAGACGGGCTTTGATGTCTTCTTTCGGCTCAATCAAAATCTTGCCGTCAGAGCGGAAAGACCATTTGATTTCCGTTGCTTCTTCATCAAACCTGTCATCGGGCGGGAGCATTGCACCCGTGTTGTTCTTCGGGTTGAGCCAATCACGGACGCACCAAAACAGGTACGCCCGCATGTTCGCGAATTTGTATTGTCCCGTGATGTCTGTCAGGTCACGCCCGCTGTGCGCCTTTGCGCCCTCTGAATACTTGCAGCTGATGATGTATCGGGGTTCTTCTTCAAGCTCGATGCAACGGCTGTAAACGCCCGCACCCTCGCCGATTGTGTCAATGCTGACGAACAGACCGATGTTTCGGCGGCGGTATGACATGATGCTGCCAGCCACTTTCATGTGATCCGCCACGCCGCCTGAGTTGTGAGCGTCAAAAGAGCCGACCCAATAATCACGGCGGAGAACATAACAGGTTGAGTCGCGCCCCATACCCGCAACGTCAACGCCGAGAATGTTCGTGTCAGCCCTAAGAGGTTCTCGACCGCCTGCCTGTCTCCAACGCTCATGCGCTTCTTCAAGCCATTGTGCGGGGATAAGCGTATCTTCATCAACTTTCGGGAACAGACCGAGAACTTTCTTCCTGAACAGGTCTTCGGGGCGATACCACTGACCCTCAAACTGAAAGTCATCCATTTCTGACCTGACTTCATCAGGCTGTATCTTCGTACACCAGTTTTCAAGTTTGTCCAGCACCCAATCATAGTCAACCTGTCCCGTGATGACAGTCTTTCGCTGAACAATGTTCGGTGCGGTCAGGCTGTTCAGACGGAATTTGTTCCAGCGGTCGCCTTTCTGAGACTTGGCGGCATAGCCGACTGTCGTATTCGGGTTGAAGACAAGAAGAATACGGCTGTCGCCCTGCAGGTTTCCCTCAATGGCTGAAAAGGTGTCATCGCCTATACCTGTCGCCTCCGTCACGATGAACATTGTGTGAACGGCGTGAAATCCCGACCACGCCTCGTGGTTGTGCTCATCAGCCTTGAAGCCCGTCAAGAACCATTCATCGTTGTCTGTTCTGATGTCATAAGTGTTCAAACGACCTGGCAGGACAACGCCCCGTGCCTTTGCCCTGTTGAAAAGACGGCTTATCTCAGGCATCATGATGTTCTTTACCTGACGGTCTGTCGGGGCTGTCAAGGCGACCTTTGTGTTTTCGACAAGCTCAATTTCCCCCTGTTCATTCCGTCTCCAGCGTGGGGTCAGATACAAGAAACAGAGAGCCGCACAAGCGGCAACGAAATCCTTTCCCCGTGCCGTTCCTGACGCAACGGACGTGCGCCTGTTGTGCTGAACGCTTGACAGAATTTCTTGCTGCTCAGGGTCAAGGGTCACGCCGAAAGCCTCTCTGACGAACCTATTCCAATCAGCTCGCCACAGGTTTATCAGTTCAAGCCCCTTTGTTCTAAGTGTTGTCTTCTGTTTCTTCATTGAGTTATTTTTTGCGAATTCGCTCTATGTCGGCGTTTCGTTTTTGTTTGGTAAATTCATACGATTGAAAGATTTGAGAGCCGCATTCGGGCGCAATCGGGCTTAATCATCGTCTGATGTGTCGCCGTCTTCATCAAGAAGCCCGCTTTCGACAAGCAGGGAGGTAAAGGACACGTCCCCGCTGATGTCTTTCTTTTCAGGGGCGTAAATCCCGAGAATTTTCCGCCTTTCCGCAAGCTGTTTCCTGATTTCGGCTATATAAGACGGGTCGCCGAGACAGATGACATCCGTGTCCGTCCGCTCTGTCTGATAAGTTCTGATTGATGTCTGTCCCGTCTGATTGTCACGGGTCGGAGAACCTTTCTGTCTGCGCTGTGTCTTGTTGTAGTCCGTCTTTGATTTCTCCCACTGTCCCCACAGTTCACGGACAGCGTCATCAATTCTTTCAAGTTCAAGGGTCACGATGTCATCCATGTCTTTGACCCTGTTCTCCCGCCATTCTTGAAGAAGCGTGTTCACGTCCTTGTGGACGGTGGCGAGGGAATAAGACGGGAGTTCAAGACGCTTCATGACCTCTGACTGAATTTTTCTGAGGCTGTTCCCACGCTTGTACATCTCTGACACGATTTCAAGACGTGCCAGCTTTATCTGATTTCTTCTTTTCTCCTGTGCCTTGCTCATAGTTCTTTTGTCATTGATAGAAAGTTCTGATAAAATTCAAGGTTGCAGCTTGACAGTTCGATGTATGTCTTCCCGCATTCAGGGAATGTATGGACGGCAAAATGGCTTTCACAAAGAAGCCACAGAGCCGTGTAGCCCTGCGGTTCAAAGTGATGTTCTGTGCAACGCAGAATGTTGAACCCCGCCTTTCGGAGAAGCGTGTCAAACTGTTCTTTGATAGCGGTCGGCTCTGTTTCGCCGATCCACTGTGAATGATTCCAAATCTTTGCTTGCATGGCGTGTCACTCATTTGAGGTCGGTTCATTGTCGGGGGTGTCTGTTTCAGCCGTGTCGAACAGTTTCATGTCTTCCTCCGTGTATTCAATTCTCGGGAACTCATTCTTGATGTTCTTCGGGTTGCCCTTGAAGAACACGAGAATGTGCTGATGTGTCTTCGCAACCTTTCTTGTCTCCATGTACCGTGCGGCTCTCAGAGCTGTTGAAGCGGTCTGTTCGACAAGGATGATTTCATTGTACAGGAGAACGCCCGCTTCTTTGAATATCCGCTTGATGTCGCCGCAGAAGTCATAATAAAACCCCGTCTTCTTGTCACGGACATCGCCGACACAGATAACGGCGAAGCGGTCTTGTTTCAGACAGCTTATGGCGGCTGTGAAAGCGTTCTTCAATATCTGAATGAAGTCTTCATAACTGTCCTGATTGCTTGCGTCATTCGGGAGGTCTGAATAAACTTCAAGGTCAAAGTATGGCGGGCAACTGAACAACAGGTCTTGACTTTCAGGTTCAATGTGCTTTGCCACGTTCTGACCGTCATCGCAGATATAACGGGCGGTCATGTCCGCAACCCTTTCATTGTTTAATTTTGCCTGTTCCGCTCTCAGTTCAATGCCCGTGAACTCATTTCCGAGATAGGCTGACACGAAGCCGAACACGCTGTCTCCCGCGAAACAGTCAAATGATTTGCAGCCCTTGAAACTGAACCAACGGCAGACGATTTCCGCCATAACAGGGTCAAGGATAGAAACACCCTGAGCAACGATTTTCGCCTGTTCACGTTCAAGGTCTTCTTTCGGGACATATTTCTCTATGTACTCCCTGAAAGACAAGCCGAGTTCTTTCCTGTGTTCACGGGTTCTTTGATACAGGTCTTTGTACTTGATTTCAAGACTTGTCACAAGCGTATCGTTACGGCTTTCGCCCATATCCCCGATAAGGTCATACCATTTCTTCTTTCTGTCTTGCCAATAACCCTTGCGGGTGTCAAGAATAGAGAACGGGGGAATGATAAAGCGGTCAAACAATGATGATTCGGGTGCGCTGTTCGGGAGTGAAGAACCGCTGCCGTTGCTCTCTGGGTTGTCTTCCCATAGGTCTAATCCCCAATCAACAAGTTCAGACGTGTCCCATTCATTGGCAAGAGCGTCCGTATCCCACTCTCCGTAACCGACATTGTCTTTAATGATGAACTCCCGCTGTTCAGCGTCTGTCAGTTCAGAAGCCTTGATGATGTGTGCTGTTGGGCAGTCAAGCCATCTTTCCCAATATCTCCGCAGTATGTCCCGCTCGGCTTCCGTCTTCTTTTCATAGCCTGAACACTTACCGAGTTCAGTGTTGATTTCAGCGGGGGTCATCTCTGAAATGTGCGTCAAAGCCCGAAGACGCATGTTCCCGCCGAGAACTGTCATTGTGTTGTCAACAACAATCGGACGGAGTTCAAGCATCTTCGGGAGAATAAGAATAGACCTGACAAGTTTCTCGAACTTGTCATTCATGATTTTACGGGGGTTCGCCTCGTTTACCTCAATCTGTGATAGGTGTACAGTTTCTGTATTCATAACCGTTTTGATAAGTGTTTACATTGTAAGCACAAAAGTACGCAAAACGATTATAATATAATCACATTAAGGCAAAAAAGGGGCTTTTTCGGGGGCAAATTCCCCTGAAATGGCTGTTTTTATCAGTTTTATTGTCGCTGTCTTGTAGAGGTCTTCGGGCGTTGTTCTGAACACACGCCAGCCCATGAGCGTTGCCGTGTTGTACTTCTCAATGTCCCCGAGAAAGCCTTTGGGCGATATGTGCCGCCCGCCTGTCCAAACACCGCCCTCAACTTCAAGGGCGATTTTGTGTTCAGGTATGGCATAGTCAAACCGCCATTTCCTGACGGGGTGGAATTTGAACTCTTTCACGCACTCCACTTTCAGGTCTGTCTTGCAGATGACCGTGAAAACGTCACGGACGGACTGTTTAGAAGCCGCCTGACGCTTTTTCCTGACAGTTGTGATACTTTTACCGTCTTTCATATTTCAATTCAAATTTGGGCTTCTTTCGGGCTTCTAAGACAGAAAGGGGATTTAACGCCCCCTTTCATGTCTCTGCCCCGTCTGTCAGCCGTTGTTTATATTTATTTCATCAGAACGGCAGATCGTCATCGTCAACCGCCTGTGTGCCGTCAACCGTTGAAGTGATGTTCATCTGAGGGGTTGGGCGGCGTTCCAACTGCTTCATACCTCCGATAATCGGTAAGGCTCTGCGCTGTTCTTCTGTCAGGGCTTCAAACTTCTCTTTGTCAAGTGAGACTTTGACACAGTGAGTTTCAGAGAACTTCGGGTTCTCCATTTCAATAGCCGTCATGTTCAGATAAACGCCTTTCTCGCCGACAAACAGTCCGCTTTCATCAACAGGGATAATCAGACAGCGTTTTGTTGCCGTCTTCCCTTTGAGATTTGTCACGAAAGCCCCCTGCAGTTTCAGAAGGTCTGCTTTGATTGAAAAATTTGCCATAATTCTTGTTTTTATTTCGATTTAATAAGTAATTCCGTAATTCGTTCACTTCATTTGCGTTCAGGCTCAATGACCGCCCTTTCTTCTTCTCTGAGGGTTGCTCCGTGTCCTGAACCAAAACGGCTTCCGTCTCTGAACCCTCTGAGGGTGCAGCCGCTCCCTGTAAGGTGGATATTCTTTTCTTCCGACAGGGTCAGGGAAACAGATTTCAATGTCTCCGCAGATGACCAGCGGTTCGCATATCAGCTTAAATTCTGTCACGCTGTTCATAATGCTGCAAATTGATTGTTCAGTTCATTGATTTTCTTCTGATAATAGTCTTTCAGGGCTTCTTTGATTTCTCCTTTGGCTTCCTCATAGAACTTGACATACTGCCCCTGAGTGAAGCCGCCGTCCATGTCTGGTGTTCTGAAATAGATTGTGTCTGTCTTTTCAACCCGTTCTATCTCGTTGTTGATGCGCTCAATTTTTTTCATTATCGCCTGAGCCTTTTCAAATGTTTCTTTTTCCATATCACGGTGTTTTTAAGTGAATAATTTCAGTTGTACGGGTCTTTTCTTGATTGTTCGTTCATACCGTTTACAGCGGTCACGATAGGGGCATAACCCGTTCTTTGCCTGTGTGAACTTCTCATGCCATACCGCCCAGTCTTTGGTTGTTTCATCGCCAAACATGAAGCCAACCAAATCCATACAGAAGAAGCCTTTCCCCTCTGTCTTGTCATCATGAAGTGAGACAAGTCCGTTTCCTTTCGGTCTCATGGTCTCAACTGTTTAAGAAGCCGTTCAAGACCCCGCCCGTCTTTAATGCTTTTGCCTGTCGCCCAGCCGCTGTACGGGAAGAAAGTCACAACATGACCCCTGTGTATGAATTGTATCTGAATGTTGTCCCGTTGAATGACCTCAAAGCCGAGTTCCTGAATGCGTTTGACCGCATGTTCAAGTCTGACGGGTTCAAGTCTTCTTTGTCTCTCAATGTTTAATCTTGCCATATCTCGGTGTTTTTTAAGTTTTATTCAAACAATGTCAACTGATGCGGGTCAAAAACATCTTTCAATTTCAAGATTTGTTTCAGGGCTGTTTTCAGATTCGGAATTGCGCTTGACATCTTCACAACATTGCCCCAATCATCATATTCCTGCCTGCTTTCGTTGTTTGTTATCTCCCTGACGCATTTTTCTTCCAAACATTTCAGAGCTTCAAATATGCTTTCTCTTTCATTTTGAAAGCCTCTGTTCATGTCATCAACAAATACACAAGCATGACAACCTCCTGAAAAATGAAAATTGTAATCTAAACCATACTCCCATTTCCCGTTTGGAGACTGAGCTGTGCTTATTATAAAAAAACAGTCTTTACCTTTCCAATTGACAGGTTGATTTGGTGTTAGACAAACATCGTGTATATTGAATTTGAAACCATTGTGCTCAAACACTATTTCAGATGAAGAGTGTTGTTTGCACCATAAACACCATTCTTCAAACGTGAAAATCTGACCTGTACAAATGCATTTATGATGCACTGCGTTAGTTCTCAATCTTGCCATAACTTCGGGTTTTGTCTATCGTTGATAATCTTCTGAACTCTCGCTATTTCGTCATCAATGACCTTTTCAAGTCTCTTGCTCTCTGTCAGGGCTGAACCTGAATGGGTCTTGAAGTACTCTTTCTGTTTGTCTCTCATTCGGACAACAGCGTCAAAAAACTCTTTAGGTTTCATATCAATGTCAATTCTTCGGGTTTGCACGGATACCAATAACTGTCTTTGTTGAGAAAGACACAACGACCGTATTTCCACAGCTCGTTGTCTTTGCTGATGCCTATTACTTCAAACGGACCGAATGTGAAACCGCCCACGTTTGTGAACATAACTCTGTCGCCGACTTTTATGTCCCTGTCGGTCTCCTGAAAGTCTGAAAGCCGTTCAACGAACGTCATGTCCTGACGGCTCTTTATCCATTCATCTGTTGTTCTTCTGCTTGTTGTCATATATCTGTCTGTCTTTTTGGTTTATATGCTGTCAGAACGGGCAGTCTTCCTCTTCCTCCCCGAAAGGCGGGAGATCGTCCCAATCAAAGTGAGCCGCTTCAAAGGCTTCCTGCTCGCGCCGCTTGATTTCTTCCTGTAAATGGTTTGAGTTGTCCCAAACAGGCTCTTGCCCGTTTGCATAGGGTGTGTAACGCCCGTTGTTCAGGTTGTATTTGAACAGGGCTGTCCCGCACTCCCCGAGATGTCTGAACTTCACTTTCTGAATGTGAACTTCAACGGTGTTTTCAAGGCGGTTTCTGTGGACAACGATACCGAAATCTGCCTTGTTGAAGAAGTTCGCCGAGCCTGATATGTCATACAGGGTCGGGGCTTCTATGATGCCGTCTTTGTTCTTCGGCTGTTTTGTCGGGTGCGCCATGAGGATTATCAGGATGTCATTCATCTGAGCGAAATTCGTCAGCTTGTCAAGAAGCCTTGAAATGTACTTTGTCTCATTCTGCCCCTCGCTCTCATCTTCAAGCCTGTTGTAGGGGTCAATGACAAGGGCTTTGATACCCTTGCGCCTGACAAGGAACTTCGCCCGTTCAAGAATTGTCTCCACCCTGTAATCCTGTTTCGGAGCGATGAAGAAGAAGTTCTGTTCAAGGTGTTCTTTCACCTGCCTGTACTCGCCGAAAGTCAGCGTCTCCTTGCCGAACTTCTTCCCCGTGAACTTCTCAATCAGTTTTGAGGCGTGATAAGCGAGAGGGGCGTTCTCAGGGCTGAAATAGGCGAAACGCCACCCGTAGCGCATGTTCAGCCGCTCGGCAATCTCATCGATGAACTCAGACTTTCCACTGCCTGGAATACCCGTCACGATACAGAGGCGTTTTGTCTCAAATGAACAGAGACGGTCAAAGTTGTCATGCCCGATTGTCACGCCTTTCTGCATACCGTGTTCAAACAAAGCGTCAAGTCTCTGTTCAAAGTCTGAGACTGAAAAAACTCCCTCCAATTTGATTTCAGGTGCGTCAGCGAGACACTTCAACAGGCTTTCACGCCCATACTTTATCAGATGTTCATTTGCGTCCTTGCAGCCCTCGCCGTATTCAAGAACCCGACACCGTTCAGCACCGAAACGCCTTATCAGTTCATCTTTCAGAATGACCCCTTTCGTGTCAGTGTCGGAGGCTATGTAGATCGTCTCTTTGTCATCAAAGTATTCCTCGATATAATTGTCAAGATAATCAAGGTTTGAGTTCGCTCCGTTCGGAACACTCACAACATCATGCCGCCCGCATTCAAAGAAAGACAGGGCATCCATTTCCCCCTCCGTGATGATACATTCTTTTGTCCCCTTGATGTTGTCAATCCCATATGGGAGAAGTTCTGCCCCCTGACACAGCTTGAAACATTTGTCTCCCGTCCTGAACTTCGTGTTCACGAGTTCCCCATTGTGATAGTAGTTGAACTGAACCGTATTGATTTTCCCGTTCTTCTGTGGCATCCATTCTTCCCCCTCCGTGATTTTCATCGCTCTCAGGGTCTGTTCGCTTATGCCCCGACCTCTGAACCATTTCAGAAGACGGTCTGAGAATGAAGAACAGGTCTGCCGTTGGGCGGGCTTCTTGTACACGGGCTTCTGATGTCTTATCGGGGCTGCGTTCCGCCACGGACGGTCTTCTTTCTCCCACGGCTCTTTTTCAGCCGCACAACCAGAGAACCCGCAGTAGTGACAGTTGAACTCGCCCGTTTCAAGGTTGATTGAAAGGCTTTTGTCCCGCTTGTCACGGCGTTGCTCATGACATTGGGGGCAAAATACCTTTCTGTTCCCTGAATTCCCGTAAGGGGCTTTTATGCCGTATTTCTCCCAATTCATTCTCATAACAGAACCCAAGATTTAGTTTGACTGTCCCAAGCGTGTCTCTCAGACGGGCGGGGAGGGGCTGTTGGCGGTATTGTTGCCTTACCCGTCCCGTATGTTCTCCTGCCTGCCCCGTCATAATATTCGCCGACACCGAGCTGAACGCCCGCCGCCTGTGAACCACTCTGATGACCTCTCGCCCCTCTGTCATTGTCATAATTCCCCTCCTGAACTTTGACCCAGTTTGAACCGTTGTCAAAAAGCCAATCAAATGTCGCAGTCCAGCCCGTCTTGTTAGGCTGTCGCCCCGTCAGAAAGTCAGAAGCCTGAACACGCTCAAAGAGACTGCGTGTGGCTTCAAGCATCTGTTCCTCTGTCTCAACTTTGAATTCGTCAAGACGGCACCTGATTTTCTTCCGCCTGTTGTCACTCAAAGTTTTTAAGCGAGGAAGAGAAACACAGACTTCATTCCACAGGTCGGCGATACCCTGATAAGGGTATATTCTATTCTTCTTTCCTTTACTCTCTTTTTCTTTACTTTCCTCTATTTTACTCTCTTTTACTTTACTATCTGTGTTATCGCAGCGATAACCGCCCGATTTGCCGTTTTCAGCCGTGATAACATCTTTTTCAGAACCGTTTTTCTTTGCCATAAGCCGTGAAAGCCTCTCCCTGTCTCGTTCTCGCTTTGTTATCAATCCCGAAAACCGTCTCTGATGCGCTGCGCTGAAAAGACGGTTTTCATCGGTCATTTGAAGAAGATTGATTTTGAGACAGTAGTTCACAATCTCATCGAGTTCATCAACGGTAATGTCGAAGTCGGCGGCAAGAAGCTCTTTATTCACTTCATCAAAGTCAAGTTCAAAGAAGTCAGTATCGGTCAGCGTTTCAAGAATGAAACACCACACGGCGTAACCCTTGTGTGAGAAATTGCGGCGCAGGGCTTTGACTTTAACGTCATTCCTCATGTCCGCATCATGGCTGAAATACTCAGCGTTGTTCTTTGTCGGTCTTGCCATAGCCTGATGATTTTAGAGGGTTGCCAAAATTGATTTGCGGAGTTTCTCATTCTTCTGATTCCATTCAAATGAGCGGATCATCCATTGACGGTAGTTCAGGGGAATGTCTGAAATCCTTTTTCCCTTGTATTTACCGAAAGGCATGATTTCAATCGGCGCAGCCGCCCGTGCGTCAATCGCCTGAGTGTCTTCACGTGTATAGTGACCGATGTCCGAAATCGGTATGCCTGACAGAAGCCGCCCGCCCGTCCCGAACATGCGCCACATCTTGCCCTGTTCAAACGTGATGTCTTCAACGCGACCGAAACGCTCAACGTTCCCGCCGATGTCAACAATCAGTGCGTCCTCCTTGTCAGGGTCAATTCTTGTCGCACGCCCGACAATCTGATAATACAGGGCGATAGAAGCCGTAGAAATGCCCAAGACAATGCAGTCGATACCTGTATAGTCAAAGCCCGTTGAAAGCACTCTGACGTTGAAAATGACCCTTATTTCGCCAGCCCTGAAACGTGTGATGACCTGAGAACGCTCGTTCTTGTCCATATCCCCGTAGATGACCGCTGAGTTCGGGTATTTCTTTGACAGGGTTATTGCGTCTTCAACAGAGGGAACAAATACGAGGATATGTTTCCGCTCCGTGTGTCTGTCAAGAGCCTGAAAGACCTGTTCAGAACCTCCGTTCGCGTCATAAGCCCTTTGAACGCTGTCTTCCGTGTACTCTGACTTTGAACTGTTGAAGACAAGAAGACTGCTGTCGAACCCCGTTGTCTCATATCTGAGCGGAGACCAGAAACCGAGCCTGACCATTTCAGAAACCTGACCGACATGGATTATCTCCTTGAAGAAGTTCCCTTTCTTTGAACGGGAGGTCAACATGACAAGTTTTGAATAAGTGCTTCCGTCCCTGTCCCTGTTCGTTTGAAGTTTCACAGGGGTAGCCGTGATGCCGAGAACATGAGTGATGCCGCTTTCTGACAGGAAACGCCCCAACATGCTGTCAGCCTCACGGGGGTACAGGTGCGCTTCATCAATGAGCATTTTTGTGAAGCCGAGAGACTTGAATTTAGCCCCGAGATTTTTGATTGAGCCTATCGTGGCATAGGTTATCTGTGCGATGTCTTTTCGCCCGAAACTCGCGCTGTAAATGCCCGCATTCAGGGCGAAATCCCCACACAGTGAACAATACTTCAAATAATTCTGTTCCAACAACTCTTTTGAGGGTTGAAGAACAATCATGTTATCGTTGCTGTTCTTCGCGACAAAAGCCGTCAGAATTGACTTTCCCCATGCTGTCGGGAGAACAATCAAACTCGGCTTCGGTTTCTTCTCTTTGAAGAACTGAACAGCCTTGTTTATCGGCTCTGTCTGATTTTCTCTGAGTGTTATCATATCTGAGAATAAAGAACCCCGTATTTAGGGCTAACCACGCATAAACAGCAAGCGTTGGATGCCTTTCGGCTGTTCCACCCGTGTACGGAGTTCATATAAGTTTTTAATCTGTTCATTCGGTTATCGCAAAGATAAAGTGTTTACATTGTAATCACTTTAAGTCAAATGAAATTTTTTAAGGTCTCTGAAAGTTCAGACTTCGAGAACGGCTGTTTCGCTCTCAGTTTCTTTAAGAGGATGTTGGCGAGACGAACCTTGTTGTAAGTTCTCGTGTCCCGTTCCTCAACCTTGACACCGTTTTTCCAAGCCTCAATGTATTGGATAATATCCTCCATCTGCTTGTTTGAAATGATATACATACCTGTCTGACCTTTCTTTGATTGAACCTTATTTCAACAGGAAACGCCGTGCGCCCTGAACCTCTCTCGTGAACTCCGCAACCATTTCGGGATGCGCTGACTTGAAAGCCTTGTCATCAAACTTCATTGACGGCTTCGGAGCTTTCCATGTCGCTATGGTCTGACCCCCGTAGCTGATAGCCTCTGCGTCCCCGAAACCGAGCTTTATGCGGTCTTCAAGACCTGTTTTGATTTCATCAAGTTTGGCTATTTCTGCCTTGACCTCTTTCAGGCGTTCATAATCGGCGAAGATTTCGTCATTCACTTCAACAATCTTCCCGTCCGTGTGTCTGTTGAACTTCAAAAGAACATCTTGAACGGTTGTCGCTTCGGGTTCTTTCTTCCCCTGAATGTTGTCCGTCCAGAACTTCTCAACTTCTTCAACAATCCACCCGTAGAAGTCAGGAACAAAACTCAGGTCTTTATATCCGAACTCACGTCCTGAACAGAGCCAAGCCAAGCTGCCCTCCCTGAGACCAGCGACACCGAGCTGATACTGAACCTGACAGAACCAATGTTTCGGAAGGTCGTCCCCGTCAATCTTCATCTGTGTGGTCTTGCATTCCAAGATACCTTTGTTTGAAGCGTTCTTCTTCTCCCCTGTGAGCCAATAGGTGCGGTCGGGGCTGACTTGAAGAAACGGGCGTTCATTGTCACGGATGAGCCAGTCTCCCGCTGATGACTTGATAACCGTCCGACCCGTTTCGTCACTCCAAAACAGGGAAACGGCGTCTTCAAGATAGTGTCCCGCTTTCATGGCGAAAGTCTCTGTCTTCGGTTCATCAAGACCGATTTTGCGTCTCCATAGCTGATAAGGTGTTTCAAAGGGGTTTAACCCGAGAATGGTTGCTACTTCGCTGCTTCCGATACCTGACTTTCTGTATTCAAGCCATTCATTGCGGTCTTTCGGTTTGATGACCGTGATATTTGCTTTTGTCTCCATATTCGCTGAATTTTGACGTTATTTTGATTTTCTGATTAAATAGAAGTCTGCCCAAAGGCTCATGAATTGTTTTCCCGCATAAACGGCGAGCGTGTCGCTCTTTAAGCAAAGGCGAGAACCGACGTTCGCATTCGAATTCGAGGGGGCGTTAGTCGAGTACGCAGAGGCGAGACCCGCATATCCTGTCTGATAGTCGCCTGTTGACATCAAGCAGCGTTCTTTCTTCTCATCCTCATCCATGTTGTCAATTTCGTCCTGAGTATAGAGCCAGAACCAAGGATAATAACGCCATTCATTCTCTGTGAACTGAGGCTCCCAGCCCTCATTCAGGGCGGCGCAGATGATGCGGAGCTTGAAGTAGGCGAGAATGTCAGGTTCAAGATTTGAATAATTGTCCTCCCATGCTTCGGGGTCATTTATGCCCATTTCTCTTGCAGCGTCTTCAAAGGTCTTGATACGCTCCGTTACGGGGCGATTATCGGCTTTCTGTGCCGTTTCTGAACTCAACTCAGGGAAAAGTGCGAGAAGAAGTTTTTTCCCGCTCTCATCGGCTGTATTGAACGCAGCCTTGACGTTTTCAATTTTGATTTCCATATTCATTACTTTTTAGATGTTGATGATTTCTTTGACTTGTCTTCTTTGATTTCTCCCGTTTCAGGGTCAACATTGACGGGTACGGGGGCTGTTCCTGTTGCCTGAGCGATAGCCGCTGCCGCCTTTTCCTGAGCCGTGGCGGTTTTCTTGTCGGCTTCCTCTTGCGCCTTTGCTTCAAGGGCGGGTTTGATGAAAGTTTCCTGAACGGTTGTCGTTCCCTCTTTGATAGCGTTCCATGTTGCCCTGAGTTCAAACAAACGTTCTTTGTCAATCTCCTCAATGGATTTAATACCGAGATATTGGCAAATCATGGCTTCTGTCACGCCCACCTTAGCATAGTTCTTCAAACAGTTCGCCCGTGCTGTCTCAACATCAATAGCCTGACCAAGTGCAACCTGTTTGACTTCATTGATGACCCGTTTTGTCACGGCTTTCGGGATGACCGCCAAGACTGCGTTCCTGAATGCGATTGAAGCGGCGGCGTTGCCCGTCACAACCTGCATGTCCTCTGAATAAGTTTTTCCCGTCTTTGTCGTTATTCGGCGGTCAACGGTCTTGCAGACAGCAAAGTTCGTTTCAAGGTCATGACAGACAGCCTGAGCCGTGATTTTGCGCCCGTCATTTCCGATGATGCGTGTCTGAACTCTCAGGTTACCCCAAGCTCCCGCGATGATTTCTGCCATACGGATTGAAAGCCCCTCAATGACATTGTCGTTCCCGTTAGCATCCTTTCTTCTGAGAACATAGAAACAATCTTCTGCGGTCTCCTTGTCCATTGTAGCGTAGGTGGCGATAGTGTTCAAGACCCTGTTGATGTCGCGGGGGTACTGTTTCGCCGTTGCGATCTGAATGTCAATTTCAGAACGTGTGATTCCTGCAAGCATTTCAGCCTGTTTGATTTCGATGATTTCGTTTTCCATTTTGTTGATGATTTTATTTGCCCTCTGACTGGTTCGGGCGTTCCGTTGTTATTGACTGTTTCTTTGAGAGAGAGTATCGGGCGAACGTCACGGGTTTCCCTGTGACCCTGTTTATTCCCGTCTCCATTGTCTTTTCGATTTCCAACCCCTCACGTCTCAGGTCACTTATTCGGGAGGCGAGACGGTAACAACCGAAGTCCCTCAACGCTTCAAGACCTGTTATGCTGCCGCCCTCAATGAGCCGCTGTCGTATCAGTTGGTTGTGTGTTGATGTCTGTTTCATGTCAGTTCTTTTTATGGGTTGCTACATAAGTTGTTGCCTTGCTTTGAATTTCATCTGATGTCGGAACACGCCGTTCAAGCATCCATTCCTCCAAGTCAGACTTCTTGAAATACAGTTTGCGGTTCTTCTTGAAGAACGGTATCTTCTTCTCGCTTGTCAGGCGATACAGGTAACCTCTGCTAAGCCCCGTGAAAAGGAGCGTTTCGTCAAAATCAAGAACCGTCTTTGAGCTGATGAGCGTCAACCGTGAAAGGTTGTCCAGCTTGTCATTCAGGGTTTCAAGTGTGATTGATGCGTCATCCATACTCATACCTCCTCATCCTTTTCGGCTTCATCAAGTTCAGACGGCAGAAGCCCCCGTTTGTGAAGCCATTTCCCGCTCATACAACAGCCCACGAGGTTGACTATGGCGGCTGACTTTATTAACATGAACTGCCCGAAAGTATAGGGCGAATCGGGGGCTTCCTCGCCAGCAAGTATCAGGAATGAGAAAAATCCCCATAGACAAAGTGCGGTCATCAAAGACCATTGAATTACCCGTTTCATATCACTTACAATTTTCGATGTCAAACATGATTGATTTCAGCCCCGTCCGTATGATTTCCTGATACTTCCGTAGTAAATTCAGAAGACGGGCGTTCTCAGAGTTGATTGTTTTGTTAGCCGTTTCAAGGGCTTTGATGTACTGTTCATCTGTCAGACCGCTTCGGCTTACCGTGACTTCTTTCACGCTCATGTCTGGGAGAAGCCACCCGAACAACTCTGTCTCCTTGACCGTGACTGTCTTCTTGCTCTCAGTTGTCACAGAACCGTTTTCAGCCTGTGCCTTGCGCTCCCAATACCGTTCAACATATTTCTTGTTGTACTGATATTTGGCTTTGTTCGCCTCCTTACTTGCCATTGTTGACCTCCTTTGATTTCAGACGTTCTTCAACACGGCGGCGGATCAAATAAATCGTTCCCTGAGAATGAATGCCGTACTTCTTCATCAGGTGTTCGGTCACAACGGTCTTGCTCTGACCCTCAACAGTCATCAGGGAGTTGTACTCGTTGTAGATTGCCAAGTCTCGTGCTTCACGTTCCGTTTGGCAGGGTGTCTTGAATACTTTTGCTTCCATTGTCTTTTATTGATTTGAGATTGATTTTCTGTAATGAATGTCTTCCATACCAGCAGATAAGGTCAGAATACGCCAAAGCCTTTCACGGTCAAATTCCTGTTCTTCTGCACGCTGTTTCATCTCATCGCTCGGGTCACAGTTATACAGGTTGTGTTTGTTGATGAAAGCGGAGAACATCTCAGACATCAGGCGTTTTTTCTCCTTGTTGAACTGACGCTTGTAGAAGTCAACCATATCCGATATTTCGGCATATTGAAGGTCGGTCAGTTCAATGTCAACACGCTTTGCGGAAGAACAATATGTTGCATCGCAGAACGCTTCCGCCTTGCTTCCGAGAACAGCGAGAAGAACATGAATGATAATTTTCATTTCCTCGTTGTTGCGATACTTGAACGCCCGTTTTTTCTTTCCCTCGTTCAACAGGTCTTCAAGGGTCATTCCGTAGCGTCTCAACTGAGCTTCAAGAAGCCGTTTGGCGTTCTCAGCCTCACCGCCGCATCCCCTCTCAGCGAGAGCGAGAAGTTTTCTGAGTTTGTCTGTAATTCTTTCCATATCAAATAATTTACTTATCAGTTTATTTCCGATTTTATATCTTATTTCGCATCTTTGTCCGCATATAAAATTGAATAACGGTGCAAATATAAACAAAGCAGTGATTTTGAAAAAGAAAATCGAAATAAAATTTATATTTTAACAATAATTGCGGTTTTGAATGGAAGCACTCAGGCGGATAAAAAAGGTCATAAATTGGCTTATCTTTAAGGAGATAGCCTCAAATGAAAGGGAATTGGCAGAAGTCATGGGTTACACGAAATCATCGTTCTCTCAGATTGTGACGGGCAAAGTCCCCATAGCGGACAAGTTCCTGAATAAACTCTGTTCTCTTGATGAAAATATAAACTTTGTTTGGGTAAAGACAGGCGAGGGAGAAATGTTCGTTTCCGATAGCCTGAACAGTCAAATGACAGTTCCGAAAGACGTGTGGAACGTCATTAAGAAACAGGCTGAAAGCCTTTCAGCCCGTGACCGACAGATAGATGAACTGATGGGGCTTCTGAAAGAGCAAATTCAGGAAAACAAAAAAATGCTTGCCCGTCAGGAAGACAATGCCACCTCTGCCGCTGCCGTATAGTGATAATAGGGAAAAGTGTTTGTAAAGTTCCAAAATACTGAGAATATGAACTTGAATATGAATAAGAGGCTTGAAGAAATAATAAGATATAAGACAGGAGGGGAGAAGAAAGCCTTTGCCACCCTGCTGAATTGGTCGCCGCCTTATCTCTCAAAACTTCTGAAAGGCGTTGACTTCGGCTTGCAGCCCGTCATATCAATCATCGAGGCTATGCCTGAGATAAACGCCCGCTGGTTCTTGACGGGACAGGGGGAAATGCTGAACAGCGAGAAACAGGCGATGTTGCGCCGAGAAGCGATAGGACACGTTCAGCGGGTCATGGAGCTTGAACGCTTTATCCCCGTGATGAACCCCGAAGAACTCAGGGCGTTTGAACTTGAAGTCAGGGGCGGCAAGAAAGCCGATTTCAGCCCCGACACGCTCAAATCGTGGGAAGAACGCCTGAACATACGCGAAGAAGAAATAAACATGAAATTCGCCGCTGCAGCGGCTAAATCAGACGAATTATGCAGACAGAAGACAGTCAGAAAGTGATACGCCGTTTCTTTGAGGCTCTTTACCGCCTGAAAGATGACGGTCATATAAGGGGGAAGCAAACCTTTACCCGTGAATTTGACATCAACCGCTGGAACCTGAACACGCTTGAAAAAGATATGTCAAGGGACATTTTTCAGACGGCTTGGCTGACTTATCTCGTGAAAGAATACAAGGTCTCAGCCCGCTGGCTTCTGACAGGCGAGGGGGACTTCTATGAGACAAGAACGGGGGCAAAGCCGTGAAGCCGCCCCCGTCTCTCATTCTTCATTGTCATCAGCGGAGAAGATGTCAGGTATCATCGACACCGCTTCCTGCTTCTTCTTGTCAAGAACCTTTGCATAGACCTGTGTCGTTGAAATTTCCTTGTGTCCGAGAAGTTTCTGAACAGTATAGATGTCAGCTCCTAAATCCAACATCAAGACGGCGAATGTATGCCGTCCGCTGTGAAATGTGATGTCTTTTGTTATACCCGCCCTGACAGCCCACATCCTCAGTTCGGCTATCATATATGAACTGTATTTGAACCCGACAAAAACACGGTCATCAGGGTCTCGCCTTTGACCCATGTACTGAACCGCCTGCGGATTGATGTCAAGATATTCCTGCCCGCCCGTCTTTTTCTGTTTGAAGATGATCCGTGTGAACTCCCCTTGCTGTTGAACCTCTCTCCAGCGGAGCTTCTCAATATCTGACTTGCGAAGCCCTGTCAGACAGGAGAACATGAAAGCGTTCTTCAAGGCGGGATATTTGCAATGAGCCGCCGCCATAGCTTTGACTTCTTTCAAGGTCAGATAACATCTTTCCGTCTCCTCTTGCTTGAAGCCCTCAATTCCCCGCAGAGGGTTGTGCGGGATTATCCTGTCTTCAAAAGCCTGATTGATACAGGCACGGACTTTATTGAAATAACTGACCTTGCTGTTCTGTGATAGTGGCTTTGTGACTTCATCCGTTGTGATTGTCTTACGCTTGTCTCGGCAACGGGCGGTCTTGTCAAGGTATTCGCGGAAACTGATAATCCATTCAGGTGTCACGTCCCTGAACGTCATGTTCGGTTTACAGAACCTTTCAAGGTGTTTGAGACAACTGTACCAGTTGCCCCAATTCCCTTTGCTTTCAGGATTGCCGTGACGCTTCTCGCACAACATCCTGTAATAGTCAAGAAAGTTTGTGTCAAGTTTATAAGCGGCGTTGAAGCCGTATTCCCCGTTTTGAAGCTCGACAACACGCTTCGCCCTTATCGCCTCTGCAAGCTGAAGCGTCTGACGGTTCTTTTCCTTGTCTTTCCTGTTTGTTTCAGGGATAAGATAAAGTTTCAAATACTCATAAGACCTTTTCCCGTTCAGATAAATGTCAAGGTAAAGGGTCGTGTTGCCCGAAGCGGTCTTGCGCTGTCTGAGCCTTATCGGTTCTTTTGATTGTCCCATGATTTTTGTTGCTTTTGTTGCTGTTTCCGTTACGAGCAACAAAATAACAACAAAAAAATGATAAAACGGATATAACTCATGAAAAAAATCGCTCTCCTTTCGACTGCTTTTAATTCATTGAGTTTCAACCAATATTTCACTTAATTTATATCCGTTTTATATCTGATTTTACTTTTGTATTTCAAACTTCATTTTCCGATGCAGCATACATAGCTGCTTGAATGATAGATTGTTGCAATTTAATCGGTAGAAAAGTTGTTTTTGAACCTCTTGGACTTGTTTTTAAGGCTGTATTACACTCTTTTCTCAATGAATCAGAACTATGAGGAAATATTGTATCCTCGATGAAGTTCACCTATCTTCTATCCGACTACAAAGGTACAAAATTCCGTGATGTTTTCGCCAAGAATGTCAACTAAATGCAAGATATTCTCATGGATATTGTTTGCTGACCAAAAGAGAAATATTCAGTTGAAGCCTTTTTTCTTTTCTTCCCCTCTGTTTGACTTGACTTTATTGCCCGTGTATATAATGACGGTCATTAAAGTCAAGTTGAGAGGTAGAGTCAAGTCTTTTTCTTTTGGCGAGCAAAATAGTTCTTTGATATGATGAGTGTGTGATGAACAATTTGCATTGTTTGTAACGAATAACATATTGTTTGTTAATAGGTGTATATGGCTCTTACAAACAACATTATAGCATTTAGTTTTTGGAAGTTTTTGCTCAAAATAGATTATGTATATGGCTAATTATGCCAAGATGTACATTTTTTATGTGTAATACATCATTAAATAAATAAAAAGTATTACTTTTGCATACTATATGATAGGTTGATTATAGCAAAGTCATCAACATAGTTGCTTTGCACCTTAAATTGATGTAGTAATGGCAAAGAATACAATGGGAACCAAACTTCCCCGAAAATTGGAGCAGAAGATGCAGATTGTAGGTGAGCAGATTAAGTTGGCTCGATTGCGCAGAAATCTGAGTGTGGCTCAGGTAGCAGAACGGGCTACCTGTTCACCGCTTACTGTGTCCCGAATTGAAAAAGGTGTTCCAACTGTTGCAATAGGGATCTATATGCGCGTGCTGTATGCTTTGCAGCTTGACGATGATATTCTATTGCTCGCCAAAGAAGATAAATTGGGAAAGTCTTTGCAGGATTTGAGTTTGAAAACGAGAGAACGTGCATCCAAGAAAGAATAATCTATGAAAAAGTTGTATGTATATGCCGATTTTGATTGGCTCAAAGAAGTGGAACTCATTGGCGAACTAAGCTATGAGTCTCTTCGTGGTGCGGACAGCTATAGTTTTACGTTCAACAATGAATGGTTAAGGCAGCACAGCGATCTGTTTTTGAGTGACGACCTGAATAATTATCCGGGACAACAATATACACAACCGGACAAGGATATATTTGGATGTTTTTCTGATGCTTTGCCGGATCGTTGGGGACGTACTTTGTTGTTGCGTCGTGAGCAAATTGCAGCTGCGGAAGAAAAACGACCAGTACGGAGATTGTCATCCTTCGATTTCTTGACTGGTATTGATGATTTCTCCCGAATGGGTGGATTCCGTTTTAAGGTAGATCCCGATAGCGAATTTATCAATGTGAGTGAATCGTTGAAAATTCCACCTCTGACAGATATTCGGGAATTGATTGCAGCCAGTGCTGAGATTGAAAAAAGCGAAGAAAATAATATGCTCCCCGATAAGAAATGGATTGCACAACTTGTGCAACCGGGAACATCGTTGGGCGGTGCAAGACCTAAAGCCAACGTGACAGATACGGACAAAACTCTTTATGTTGCCAAGTTTCCGTCTCGTAAGGATGACTATGATGTTGGGCTTTGGGAGCATTTCAGTCATTTGCTTGCCACAAAAGCAGGGATAAACGCTGCAAAAACAAAAGTGTTGGCAACTGGAGAGAAATATCATACATTGCTGTCACAACGCTTCGATAGAACCCAAGAAGGGAAACGCATTCATTTTGCATCTGCCATGACCTTATTGGGGCTGAGTGATGGCGACAATGCAACTACCGGGCATGGCTATCTGGATATAGTCGACTTTATTATTCAGAGCTGTACCGATGTTGAACGAAACTTACAGGAACTATACCGTCGTGTGGCTTTCAATATCTGCATTGGCAATACTGATGACCATTTTCGCAATCATGGTTTTCTTTTGACTGCAAAAGGATGGACATTGTCTCCTGCATACGACATGAATCCTACTTTGAATGAATATCAAAGTCTGCTCATTTCGTCAACTTCCAATAAGGCGGATTTAAGTATTTTGCTTGATGCTTGCGAGGATTACATGCTCAATCGAAAAACAGCAGAGAAGATTGTTGCAGAGATAGTTGAAGTCGTAAAAGAATGGCGGGAACTTGCTAATCGTCAAGGCATATTCAAAAGAGAAATCGATATGTTCTCAGGAGTGCTGGATAAAAGATATGATAACATTTAATATCTTAATTCACATTTGATAAAGAAGAAATAATTATGAGTGGAGGATATTTTTATAGGAGCACATACGCAATGCGTGAGATTGCAAATACTATAGAGCATGATATTGCGAGAGCTTTGCAACCGAAACCTGAGAAAATTCAAGAGGACTATTGGACTATTTACGAGAAAGATAGCTTTGGCTCATACCATAGCTATAAAACTTATATGGATTTTGGTTGTTATGATGATGCGGAATCTTTTCTTCTGCGGGACAAAACTATTGTCAGAGCAGAACAACAATATGCAGAGCGATTTTTTAACGCAGATGACGTGATATTCCAATCGACTACGCGATATATGTCCGACACTCCTGACGATGAACAAATTCCGGTATTATACTCAATTCATCATTGCTTTTATGACCGCTATCCTTATGAAGCTGATGTATTGGAACTATCTGATGAGACGATAAAGGCGATGAAAGAAGCCTATCGGCAAATTCGCATTGCTGAGATATATGCAACTCGCGTAGATTGGATGATGAGTGGCGATGATAGTGAAGAGTGTTTTCGTGAGCGCATAAAGGAAGACTTGGAAGAGTTTGAAAAGGAATATGCTGCTAAGAATTGGACTTATCTTGATGAAGATGATGAGTAAACAACAACCTATACCATGAAATCAAATGATGTTGAAATAGCATTATGTTTATGCGGCATAATGTTTTTTAGGAAAGATATTATATGATATTCTTATCATGTTGTTTTGAATATTATCCTTTTATGTTTAACTTTGTACTTAAATATATAATACGAGGCAATATGGCGAAAATAGAATGCTCAAACCGATTGCGTGTAGTTCTAGCGGAAAAGGAAATAACCAATCGTTGGCTGGCAGAACAGATGGGCGTTACCGATATGACAGTGTCACGATGGAAGACTAATAAAGTGCAACCATCAATGGCTCAGTTTGTAGAAATTGCCCAACTGCTAAAAGTGGATATAAAAGATCTTATAGAGGCCGATTTTAATTATGAAGTAGAATGAGTGGACAAAAGAAATATACATTTATAGATTTATTTGCAGGGTGTGGAGGCCTTTCAGAGGGATTCATGTCTTCTGGACATTTTCGAAGTCTTGCCCATATTGAATGGGAACTTCCTATGGTTCAAACATTAAGAAAACGCTTAATCCAAAAATGGGGCGAAACGGAGGAAGAAGCAAATAAGAAAGTGGTTTTATTTGATATACAGAAGACAGATGAATTGATAAATGGACAATGGTCTGAAGAATCTTTGTGTAAATATGGTAAAGATAATTCGGGGCAAGTGCTGAGTGGCTTAAAGACGATTGTAGGTAGCAAGACTGTTGATTTCATTATCGGAGGCCCACCTTGCCAGGCTTATTCTATTCATGGCAGAGCCACAGATAAAAACTCAATGAACGATGATTATAGAAATTATTTGTTTGAAAGTTTTGTCAAGGTGGTTGATTGTTTTCGTCCCAAAGCATTCATTTTTGAAAACGTAACAGGAATGTTGAGTGCAAAGCCTGGTGGTATACCTGTTGTGCAGCGAATATATCAGGCTTTCAAAAATATAGGTTATGTGACATTGCATCCCGATGACTTCAAAAACGCTGTGTTTGATGCTTATAATTACGATGTTCCACAGCATCGAGAAAGAGTCATATTAATCGGAATTAGGCAAGATGAAGGGTTCTCTATAGATAATTTTTATGCGAATCTGTCTCAGTGTGTATCAGGCACCCATAAAACGGTAAGAGATGCCATAGGTGCTCTGCCTCCACTTTGTCCATTGGATCAAGTTGTTAAAAACAAAGGACGATATGTATCACATCAATGCAATGGAGAAGATGTGCATCATACTCCTAGACATTGTAGTGCGAGAGACATTGAAGTGTTTAAAACATGGATAGGAAATAAAATGAACTATTGCACTCAACAGGAAGCTATTGACTTTTATAAGCAGATTACAGGGAAAGATACATTATACCGTAAATACCGTAATCTGGAATGGGATAAACCAGCACCTACAGTTGTTGCCCATCTTCAAAAAGACGGATTTATGTTTATTCATCCAGACATAAATCAGGCAAGAAGTATAACGGTACGTGAAGCGGCATTGCTAATGACGTTTCCGAAAGATTATCAATTTGTTGGGAATAGAGCCTATTGTTATAAAATGATTGGGAATGCAGTACCTGTCAATTTTGCAAAGGCTATAGCTCAATCATTATATTTAACATTGGATTGAAATGGCAAATATATTAATAGCGTGCGAAGAAAGTCAGGCTATATGCAAGGCGTTTAGAGATAGGGGACACAATGCGTATAGTTGTGATATACTCGAATGTAGTGGAGGGCATCCTGAATGGCACTTTAAACAGGATGTTCTTAAAGTTATACCAGAATGTGGTGGCACATTGGAGAATGGAGAAACATATTTTTTACCTAAAGGTGAAATGTGGGATTTAATGATTGCCCATCCTCCATGTACGTATCTTTCTGTAAGTGGAGCAAGATGGTTGTATCATCCGGAAGATTCTCACTTGCCAATAGAAGAAAGAAGAGAACATCCACATCATATAGGAAGAAGGCTGTTGAAAAAGGAAGCAATAGAGTTTTTTATGGAGTTTACAAAGACCAATATAAAGCATTGGGCTATAGAAAACCCTGTAGGGTGTATGAACTCTGAGTATCGAAAACCAGACCAAATTGTTCAGCCATTCTGGTTTGGAGATTCAGCTTCGAAAAAAACCTGTCTGTGGTTACACGATTTACCGTTATTACAGCCTACTAATATGGTAGATGAAGGCCCTCGTGTGGTTCTCTCTAGTGGCCGGTCATTGCCCAAATGGTATTCTGACTCCTTTAACACTAAGATTTCAACAGAAGAAAGAAGACGATTAAGAAGTAAAACATTCCCGGGTTTTGCAGAAGCTGTTGCGGAACAATGGGGTAAATACATAGAGCTATGATTTACATTTCAAAATTTCGTTCAAATGATTTGAATCCTTCAAAAGGGAAACAGATCGAATTTAATAAAGGTGTAGTTGATAAATTTTTCAACTTCACAGGTAGTGAGCATATTGTAGATTTTGAATGCCATTCTGTTTTAAACCCTAATTTGAAGGAAGATATTCATGTCGAATTTAAGTTGAGTCCATCGCGAGGCGATTATAAAATATATCAAAATAGTGATGGAACTAAGGATTTGAAAGATTTTTTTCTTGATACTCTCCATTTGGAAAGTGACAAAAATCTAGATGACTATTTTGCCATCAAGAAGAAAAACTCTACAAAATACATATTGTATTATTTGCCGAAGGATATAATCTTTAGTAATTTCTTTTCAATAGCGGCTAATGATCAGATCTTATTTATATCCGAGAAATCAGATGGGGTAAAAAATGAAGAATCAGATATACCAAAGTCTCGTCAAATAATATATTATGGCGCACCAGGAACCGGTAAGTCGCATAAAATTAAGGAAGCACTTGGTGAATATGAGGATTGTCCAGCGGATAAGAAAGTGCCGAAGGTAAACATCTTTAGAACAACCTTTCATCCTGACAGTGATTATTCAACTTTTGTTGGGGCATATAAACCGACAAAGGGGAAACGTCCTTTGTATGGTCTGTTCGGGAAAGATACTGTCAGAATGAAAGATGGAGAGGATTTATTTGAAGATATGATAACCTACAAATTCGTTCCTCAAGCATTTCTTAATGCATATATTCGTGCGTATCAGACAGACGAGAATGTTTATCTGATCATAGAAGAAATCAATCGAGGTAATTGCGCCCAGATATTCGGTGACTTATTCCAGCTCCTTGACAGAGATGAAAACGGTATATCAGAATATACAATCAAAGCGGATGCTGATTTGAAATCTTTCTTGGAGGAGGAGCTTGGCGAAGACAATCCGGGCATAAAAGACGGAGAACTTTGTTTGCCGTCAAATCTGTATATCTATGCAACCATGAATACTTCAGACCAATCGTTGTTCCCGATAGACAGCGCATTCAAGAGACGTTGGGATTGGGAGTACGAGCCGATTAAGTATAAGAATACCGACTGGAAGATAGTTATTGACGGTACAGAATATTCTTGGGTTTCACTCCAAAGAAAAGTCAATGACAAAATCTTGAGTGCAACTAGTTCTGAAGATAAGATGTTGGGTGATTATTTCGTAAATCCATCAGATGGAATAATTACCGATAAAGTCTTGTTGAATAAAATATTGTTCTATCTATGGAATGATGTCTGCAAAGACGGAGAGGGAGACATTTTTAGGACAAAAGAGGGCGACAAAGAAGCGGATATTACATTCTCCGACTTGTATGGCACTGATAAATCAGATAAACTAAAAGCTATGATGAATTATCTGCAAGTTGATGTTGCAGAATATGAGGGTGGAAAAGACATGGAGCAAGAAAATCTCGTAGACTCTGCAAGCAAGATTGAAGTTAATGGTAAAAGCGTAAAATACATAAATGTCATTCCATATATGGCCATAAAAGAGTATGTAAGTCTGCATCCTGAGAAAACAACACAAGAGATATTGGATATATGGAGTCCTTTTAAAAAGTACTCAATGAGGTCGTGGGTGGTTTGCAACAAGCAGGAACGGGATAGCATGAAGCCAGAATATGCAAATTACTCTCTTGAAATAAACTGTACAGATGGTCAGTCTATTTGGGTAAACAAAGACGGATGGATGCATAATCCTACCAAGCAAAGAGATACAATTTCCGAATTTATAGATGCTGTAAACGAATCTGGATTAGGAATTAACATCACTGAAACATTCATATAAGCCATGCTGCTGTTTATTGAAGGATACCCATATAGTCTGAACGATATTGTCAAGGATGGTTTGACAGTCAGAGATGTACTCAAAGATGTTGTGTCTGTTCCTGTAAAGGAAGACAAATATTCTTTCGGGTATGTCGGGTATTGCTATAGCAAGACAGCAAAAGATGTTGTATTCTTCCTGCCCAAAGTAGTATTGACTGGTGAGATAAATGAGGACAGTGGCGATGATACGATATTCGGTGCTTCGCCACAGGAAATAATAGACTTTGAGTCCGAAAAGGTAAAGACCAAGTTTACAGAAGAAGGGTGCAAGGAATACAAGGAGTTCCTGTCCACTCTTTCGATTTGGATATACCGGACAATAAGCGTATATAAACAATCTCACAACGACAATATACTTGAAAGCAAGGAATATCAGTCCGAAAGCAGAGGGCGAAAACAGAAACACAACACATTACTTGATGTGATAATAGCACTGAGAGATTTCAACAGAAATAATCAGGACTATTTTACATTTGTGGCCAAGAACGTGCATTCCGGTTATAACAAAATCAACTGGAACAAGACCATAGCTTCAGCACAAGCCATCATACAAAATGGAAGCCCTGTTTACATCGAGCCGGTAAACAGGAAGAAAATGGTGAACTTTGACGAAGAACTGCTTGTCATATATTTCTCCATTTTGAATTACATTCGGGAGACGCATGGTTTCTCTTTTGAAATCAATATCCAGTATCCTCTTATCAGCTGCGACAGGTTGAAGAAGTCCTATATTGACAGGAATTTTGGATGCCGGAGGCTAAAACAAATCAAGTATAAGTATTTCTCTGACAAGGCTCTCAGAATATGGGATTTGTGTTACGCTTTCTTTGACAGGGAGTATAAGATTGCGATGAACAGGCAGTCTGAGGACTATTTGCTGGCAAAAGATTTCGAGCACATTTTTGAAGTCATGATTGACACTTTGGTTAGTGGCAATGACAAGCAGAATTTGCCGAAAGAACTGACTGAGCAAAGAGATGGCAAACTGGTTGACCACATGTTTGTAGGACAAGGACTTATTGAACAGTCCGATTTGCCTGCAGAACTTACTTATTACATTGGCGACAGCAAGTATTACAAACGTTCCAAAAATGACCGGACGCAGCTTGGCGACAAATCGATATACAAACAATACACATATGCCAGAAATGTCATTCAGTGGAACATGAATCTGTTTTTGGACGGTGACGCTAACGGAGAGCATCCTCAGTTAAGGGATACATTGACTGAAGGATATAACCCCATCCCCAATTTCTTTATCAGTGCCCGAATTCCTAACAAGAAGATAGGAGACAGCAAATTTCTTTCCTTTGATGACAAGGAGTTGAAAGCACAGGATGGTGGTGTACAACTGAACCGTCAATTTGAAAATCGTCTGTTTGACAGGGACACGCTGCTGTTGTGCCACTATGATGTTAACTTTTTGTACATCGTATCGTTGTATGGTCGCAACAATAAGAGTGCGCAAGCGGCATGGCGAGAATATGTCCGCAAAGAATTTAGGAATAAGATTCAAGGCACTCTTAATCAATTGTACACATTCAGAACTCTACAGCCACGTGATGGTATGGATTGCTATCAGTTCATTCAGGACAATTTCCAACGGCTGAACGGCAAATTGTATCGACCGAAGAATGATAGTAATTATCTGATTCTTGCTCTGATGAAGGATGAAGATTCTGATATATGGAACTCTCTCAAAATAAAATCTGCTACGATAAAAAGGGAAACGGCACAAAGTAAAGAACTCTTGAATGCGTTACAGACTCATTTCTATGTCAGCGATCCGTTTGAACTTGAAACTGAGTTCCATATTGATAGCATGGACAATGTCGGCACTCTTGATAAATTGCCTAAACAAGAAATCAAGAATGTCTTCACAGGATTGGTCCGAAAAACAGATGTCGACTATCAAGCCTTTTACGACCACGTTGCGAAGACTTATACAATGGAAAAGATCCCCTCTATCAATGTGATGGATATCAGGTATTTTCTGCCTATGGTTGGTGGAGAGATTGATGGTTATTATAAAGTTGAGAAAGTATATTTGGGCACTAAGAACGGAAATCTATGCCTAAAGTTAAATCTGTCCTCTTTTATTTCATTGGGCATTAATCGAACTCCCATATATCGCATAAAAATGCAGCCGGGAGAATTGATTTCCAATGATTTGATGGTGGAATTATACGAACAAAGGATTTAAAATTAATGTAGAATATGAGAATAAAAGAAATAAAACTCCGACATTTTAAACGTTTTACAGATCTTACCATTTGTGGTATTCCCGAAACAGCAAAACTTGTTGTTTTAGTCGGGCCGAATGGGTGTGGAAAAACATCGATTTTTGAAGCATTCAATCATTGGTATCGTTATCGAGGGTTTAGACACGGAAGTGATGGTGCATATTATCTAAAAACAGGTGAGATAACTACTGAATTCGAAAGTAATTGGCTGTATGATGTGGTTAATGTGACGACATATGATTGCCCATTAACGAATCAATCAGAAATCCACGGTAAGTTTTATTTCAGAACTGCTCATAGAAATGAACCTGATTTTATAACTCAAAGTTTATCAAGACAGAATAATCCAATTGATAATATTAGGTTTAATACCCTCATGGAAACAGAGACAACTGTTTCCGAGAACTATCAGCGCATAGTGTCTCTAACATTGTCAAATGTGTATGATACTTCATTTGATAACGAATCTGTAAAAACTTTAAGAGAAAGAATAATTGGTCGTGTTAGAAATTCAGTCAAAAATGTATTCGAAGATTTAGAGTTATCTTCCATTGGTGATCCATTAAGCAATGGAAGTTTCTTTTTTACCAAAGGAACAGCCCAAGATTTCCATTATAAGAATCTTTCTGCTGGCGAGAAAGCTGCATTTGATTTAATTCTTGATATAATTATTAAATCAGAATATTTTGACAATACTATATATTGCATAGACGAACCGGAAGTACATATGCATACTGCTCTTCAAGCTAAATTATTGAACGAACTCTATCAACTTATTTCCGAAAGATCACAATTATGGATTGCCACTCATTCTATTGGGATGCTTAATAAAGCAAAAGAATTAGAAGAAGAAGCACCTGGCAGTGTATGCTTCTTATGTTTCGATGAACTTAATCCAGACACTCAGATTGTCTTAACTCCAACAACTGTCAACACTGTAATTTGGAATAAATTTCTTGAATTGTCCTTTGGCGATTTTGCCAAAATTATTGCTCCCTCTCAAATCGTTTTTTGTGAAGGTACAAAAAGAGGACGCAAATATAAAGACTTTGATGCTCAGATATATACGAAAATCTTTTTTTCATCCTATCCTGATACCTCTTTTATCTCAATTGGTTCATGTAGTGAAATAGAAGATGAGAACAACTTAAGTATGCGGATTATATCCCAAGCTTTAAAAAACTCAAAAATAATCAAACTTGTAGATCGTGATGATAAAAGTGATCAAGAAGTTGAAGAGTGTAATGCGAAAGGCATAAAAGTTCTATGCAGACGCCACATAGAATGTTTTTTATATGATGACGAGATTATAACTAAGTTATGTATGTCGTTAGGGAAACAGGATAAAGTTGAAGAATGCTTGGCTGCAAAACAATCAGAACTTAGTGACAGTATAAATCGAGGAAATCCTATTGACGACGTAAAATCGGCAGGAGGGCCAATATATGTTGCTTTAAAACGTATTCTTGGGCTATCACAGTGCGGGAATACTCAGGAGCCTTTCATGCGAGATACTTTAGCTCCGTTAATAACTCCAGATACCAACGTATTCAAAGAATTAGAACATGCTATTTTTGCATAATGATACTAGGGAGTAACAAACAACGTTGGCATGATGAATATCCCCAATAAGATATTTTTAAGTAGTGCTGAAATTCCTTTAATAAAAGGAAGGATATTAAAGAAAACATAGACGAATGAATATGGAAGATAGTAGAGATATTCAAGAAATAAAATTGAAGGTAAAAAAATACCTCGAATTGGAAAATGTTAGTGTTCTAGCAGGAGCTGGGACAAGTTTTCATTTGGGTGCTCCCATTATAAGAACTCTTCCAGAAGATTTGAAGGCGTCTTGTGCTTCTGAAATAACTAAATATTTTGGGGAAGATGCAAATATTCCATCATATGAAGATTTGTTTAATTGTCTTCAAGCGGATAGGTTTCTCCGAGAACAAAAACATGTGTGCGCCTGTGATATAAACAATAAAATTGTCGAAATGCAAAAATGGCTTTTCGATAAATGCGATACAAATAAAACAGAGCTCAATGATAATTATAAATGTGATGAAAATTTGCAAGCTAACAGATATTATCATCACGAAAAATTTATAAAGAAATTACTTCAAAGGCCTAATAATTTGCGACGGGCTAATCTGTTTACTACAAATTATGATATGGCTTTTGATTACGCATTAGACAATTTGGGTGTCCATTATATAAATGGATTCATGGGCGTTCATAATCGTTGTTTCAGACCGGAAGTATATGATTATGATATTTACTATCCCGGACAAAGTGTTTCTGGAAAGGTTCATCGTGCAGAAAAAGTTTTGAGATATTATAAAATGCATGGCTCATTATCGTGGGTTTCCTCAAAGCCTACTCAATCAAATGTCTATGGGATAAATGAGGTAACTATGAATGGAACATTTGAACCATCTATTGACAAACAGATTATTATATATCCATGTGTTAGCAAAAAGACATTTACGTTAGATTTGCCATATTCTGAATTGTTTCGTCAATTTTCACAAGCAATTATACAACCTCAATCTGTTTTGTTTTGTTTAGGTTATTCGTTCTATGATGAACATATAAATGATATAATATACCAAGCATTGTCAATACCGTCATTTACACTTATCATAGCTAATTATATTACAAATCCAGAAATACAAAAATTGAAATGTTTAGATGACCCGAGAATAATAATTTTGGATGAAACAGATTCTGAACAATCAACTTTTGTAGGGTTCGTAAAAAACATAATGCCGGATTTGTACGAGGAAAATGAACAAATGATTGTCGTTGATACATTAAATAAATTATACCCTCAAGTCGAAAGAAAAGAAAAGGAAGCATAGACAATGAACTATATAAACCAAAATAGAATAATTGGCAGAGTTTTATCTGTTGATAACTTCAGAGTCTTTATTAAGATTGAAGAACATATAATGGGTTCTTTTAAAAGTGGGGTCAACGACATTTATGAAGTTGCTCGAATTAATTCATATCTCATAATTCCTGTTGGTGCTGATAGAATTGTTGCTTTAATAACAAGGGTTACAATGAAAGAAGAAGTTGAATTGAACAGTAATTCTGCAAGTAGTATTTCATTACCATCCACAGCTCGTTATATTTCCGCAACAATGCTTGGTACGATAGCACAAAGGCAAAATAAAGATTGTTTTATACAAGGTGTGTATAGTTTCCCTTCATTAGATAATCCGGTTTGGTATGTTACCGAAAATGATTTAGACCAAATTTTTGACAATAAGGTAAGTTCAGATACTATTGATTATCGAAAAGACTTTTATCTCCCGATAGGGACTTCTCCTGCATTTCAAAATTATAAAGTCAAAATATGTCCAGATCAATTTTTCGTAAAACATGCAGCAATATTGGGAAATACAGGTTCTGGAAAATCATGCACATTGACATCAATCCTTAGAAACCTGTTTAAATTTGAGTATAATGGCAATACCATCCTCTCGAATGCGCATATTGTTATTTTTGATACTAATGGAGAATACAAGGATGCTTTTATTTCAGAGCAACAAAATAATGAATTGGAAAGGATTAATGCATATTATTATGGTGGTGAGGGTCAGGTAAAAGTTCCATATTGGTTAATGAATTGGGATGATTTTAAATTTTTATTATCTCCAGGAGAAGGAGTACAAGCCCCCATTCTAAATAGAGCAATTGGACTGGCAAAAAATGAGCAAGACGCCATCCGTAATAAAGTTATTCCAAATAATTTGAAATCTGACATAGAAGGCCTTTTAAATAGTAATTCAGAGGAAATAAAAAAAAAGACAGGAACTCAAAATTATGGAAACTGGATTTGGAAGGATAATAATGAAATTCTAGGAATAGGAGACGCTATTAAAGTATTCCATAATGAGTTAGGATGTGAAATATGTAATCTTGCTAACGGGGATAATTTTAACAATGCCAGCAAACAACAACCCATTCTTGAAAAAATTGGAGAACTTTACAATGCTGTCCTAATGGAGAATATGTCAAAGCAGATAACAAATGAACAAAATATCGATTTACCTATTTGGTTTTCATATCAAGAGTTGTGTAAAAAATATATAGATGCTGCAATAAATCAAGATAGCACAAACAATAATAGAATCGCTGAGTATTTATCAACATTAAGATTAAGAATGAATAGTTTTTTAAATGATAAAAGGATCGCTGTTCCTTTAATGCTGAAGGACTCAGAAGAAGCAAACAAGAATATTTTACCTCAATTCTTATCTTTAATTTTAGGTGATTTTAATAAAGTATATAAAAGTGAGGACGATCACTTCATAAATCAATACAACAATGATATTAGAATTGCAGATTCTAGCCGAACCAATCAAATAACAATCGTTGATGTGTCTCAACTTCCATACGAGGTATTAGAAACATTTGCAGGATTATTGGGAAGGATAATTCTTGAATTTGTTGCTAATTTTATTCCTAAACAGAGAGGAAAATATCCCATTGTAATAGTACTTGAAGAGGCTCAAAATTACATTGCAGAAAATAAAGACTCTATTGCGAAAACAGTATTTGAAAGAATCGCCCGTGAAGGTAGAAAATATGGTATTTCCTTGATTGTGTCTAGTCAAAGACCATCTGAACTATCGAAGACCGTTCTTTCACAGTGTAATTCATTTATTATTCATCGTTTGCAGAATCCGGACGATCAAAAATATGTTCGAGGTTTAATCTCTAGTGCTAATGCCGACTTGTTAGATCAATTACCAATTATTCCACAACAACATGCAATTATAACAGGAGATTGTGTTCGGACACCTATTCAAGTGAGAATTGATGATGTTTCACCAACCCCCAATAGTCACAATCCGGAATTTGTGAATAATTGGATTAGCATTAATGATAGAATTAATCCGTCACAAATCTATGACGAAACATGTAAACGTTGGATAGGAATAGATGAAAATTAATAAATGGACAAACTGACCAAAGAACAGCGTCATCGTTGTATGTCTGCGATAAAGAGCAAGAACACGAAGCCGGAATTACTAGTGCGGAAGTTCTTGTTCAGCCGTGGTTTTCGGTATAGGCTGAATCACCCACGTCTTCCCGGACATCCCGACTTGGTTTTACGCAAATTCAGAACTGTTATTTTCGTAAACGGCTGTTTTTGGCATGGTCACAAAGGATGTAAGTATTATGTTCTGCCAAAGACAAATGTCGAATTTTGGCAGAATAAGATTGAACGCAATCAGAGCAGGGATATAGCGGAACGGAAACAGCTGACTTCGATGGGATGGCACTGCATTACCATTTGGGAATGCCAACTGAAACCGAAAGTGCGCCAACAGACTTTAGATGCTTTGGAGTACACGCTTTGCCATATTTATCTTGAGGATAGAAGAATCAAATCATACGAGACTACTGAAGAAGAATATGGCATGGTGGCAGAACCCGTTGAAAGTTATGCCAAATCTAAATGAGTAATCGTAAAGATGATAATTTAAAATATGCCAAAGAATATAGAAATACGAAATAGTACAGCTGAGTTTCTCATCTTCATGCTTGAAGGCAAAGAGGATGGGATTCAGGTGATGTATAAGGGTGAGACAATTTGGGCGACACAAAAGGCTATGGCGCAGCTTTTTGATTGCTCCACTGACAATATTGGTCTGCACCTAAAAAATATATTTTCATCAGGAGAACTTGTCAAGGATTCAGTTACCGAGAAAAACTCGGCAACTGCCACAGACGGGAAGAATTATCAAACGATGTTCTATAATCTCGATGCCATTATCAGTGTCGGGTATCGTGTCAATTCCGTTCGTGCGACCCAGTTTCGACAGTGGTGTACGTTTGTACTCCGTCAGTTTGCCATTCGTGGATATGTGCTTGATCATAAGCGAATGGAGAACGGAGCTTTCTTAGGTGTGGATTACTTTGAGCATTTGCTTGCCGAAATAAGGGAGATAAGACTGAGTGAACGTCGTTTTTATCAGAAGCTGACCGACATTTATGCTACGGCAATAGATTATAACAAGGATGCTCCGACAACTCGTCTGTTCTTCAAAAAGGTTCAGAACAAAATGCATTATGCCGTGCATGGACATACCGCTGCGGAGTTGATTGTAGAACGAGCTAATGCGGATAAAGAGCACATGGGATTGACCACTTGGGAAAATGCTCCCAATGGAAAAATTGTCAAAACCGATGTGTCTGTAGCAAAGAACTATTTGCGAGAAAAAGAATTGGAACAAATGGGCAGAATAGTCAATGCATTCCTTGATATGGCAGAAAGTATGGCTAAGCGTCATATCCCTATGACAATGGAAGATTGGGCAAAACGAATAGACAAATTCATTAATTTATTTGATAGTCCGATATTACAGGATAGCGGAAAGGTTTCTGCCGAATATGCCAAAGAGTTTGCTGAATCAGAGTTTGAAAAGTACAGGATCATTCAAGACCGTCTTTTCCAATCTGACTTTGATAGATTTGAAGATAATAGTCTTCCTCCATTGGATATGGAATAATTATGACGCCATTCTTGGTTTGGCAAAATCAACTTTGATGATGTGGCAAATTCGTATAGGTTAACCGGTCGGAATAGGTGGCAACCAAAAGTCAAAAACGATGCCTAAAAGAGTTCGCGAAAAACAGAAAAGAGTTCGTGAACGAATCTGTGGAGTTCGTAAAAGAGTTCATAAAAGAGTTCGTAAAAGCACTACTGAAATGCCTTCCATCATTGCAATAAAGCCATATCCTGCTTGCCTGGGATTGGCAACTTCTCACGAGCGATTTATCGCTTGGGGTATTGAGTTACCCTAACTCAATAGAGGTCGTATAATGGGCAAGCCCAGGCGCAATTAAGTGTGCAAATTTTGCTTTTTTCGAGAAAGACGAGGAAGAGGTTGACGAAAAGAAAAAGTGCTCAAATAACGCTATTTTTCATCCAATCAGCTTGCTGGAAAATTGGCAATCTCAAACGACCGATTGGTCGCTTGGGGTATTAGGCTCCCCATACAAGATAATGTCTGTACAACGGGCAAGCCCGTGGCTTAAAAAAGACGTGTTTTGAAGTAAAATGTTTGATATTTATGGCTTTGATTGATTGTTAAAGGCGATTTAGAGAGTAATTTTGACGTATAAAGGTGTGAATAGATGGCAACTCAAAATGGCATTAATGTCACATTTAGTGTCACGGTAGTGTCGATTTCGGATTTCAATATAGTGTCAGAACATTCAACCAATAGAGGAAATGGGCAAAAGATTGAAATAAGTTCGGCATTTAGTACATTGCTATGCCGATACTCAAATACTGATTTTTCCAGCACATTTGCCGAAATTTAATAAGGATTCATATTGAAGAACAGTAAAATAGAAATTACTATTGAGTAATGTGTCATTTTATGTGCCAATCTGAAGATTGCTATTTTGACAATTACTGTATTGAACGGACATCAAAATCTACAAGTGGTAGAAAAGGAGTAATCTTTCCAAACAGATTGCCATAACATTCTAAAACCGGATTGTCCACAATAAACTGGCAAATAAACTGGCAACGACCGATTCTGTGAATTATCGTAAAACCAGTCGTTGCTCTGCTTAAACTTTGACTTTTCCAGAATAGACACTTTTGGAATAAAGTCAAGTGGAGGATTAGTAGTGATAATTCGGCATGAACCGATAAATACCCCGGCTTTCCTGAACTACCATCCGTTTGTTCGTGAGAAACTTTATCAGCTCCACAATCTTGTTGTGATTCAATTTTGTGCCAGCCAGTTCGTATGCAGTGGTCAGTTCTTCTTCCAAAACCTTATATCCCGAAATAGTTTCTTTTCCGTCAAAAGCAAGTTCCAGAGCCTTGCGATGGATGGCTTCATGGATGTCCTTATAAGGGGAGAAAGGTTCCTGCTTGGGACGACCTGCACTTTTCTTGGTCGGCACATAATCTGGCAGAAGTTCGGGCAATGATTGGTCATTGACGCAGAAAGCGAATGGCAGAAAGTCCTTTGAACGGGTATGCACACTTTCCACTTTGCTGATATTGCTGTCGTCTTTGTCTTTCTCGAGTTGAATGACCGTTTCTGCTTTGTTGTTGATTTCCGTGCCGATGTGTCCACGGGCATTTTCATCGCTTTTGTTCTGATGGAGGATGGTGTGAAGATGAATCTGGTATTCGTCAGTCCACTGCATGAGTTTGGAGATTACGCACGTGGCTTCGCTCGGAGAATTGATGTCATAAACTAAATCACGGATTCCGTCAATCACGACAAAGCCAAGCCCTTCAATCTGACTGATAGCATCGTCTATAATAGCCAAACGCTCCTTCGGATTGAACTTGCGCAAAGCGAGAAAGTAGAAACGGTCGCAATTCTCATTAGTCGGCAACTCTGCCAGTTTCATGATACGATGCATTACAATCATACAATGGTTTTGACTTTGCTCTGTGTCGATGTAAAGGATGCGGTTCTTTCCTTTAGGGAAGTCCGTTGTGTAGTTAAGAACTTCCTTTCCTGACAAAGCTGCTGCCACCATAGCCGACACATTGAAAGTCTTTTTGCTTTTAGCCTTGCCTATAGATGCACTGAAATTTCCCAATGTCCCGATAGCCACTTCGCCTATTTTCAGAACTTCCGGCTCCTGTTCGTATTCCTTTTCCAAGCTGAGCATTGTATCTTGCCATCTTGTAGCGACCTGAGCAAGATTTTCAATGGGTGCTGCCGTTTCCATATTCACCAGCTTTTAGGATTGGCTTTGTGACGTGTGGTTGCAAGCATTCGGGCGTGTTCTTCTTCAATGCTTATAGGAGTTTCTCCTTTTCTTCCGCTTTCCAACCATTTGTCCAACTCATCACGATAAACAAACAAGTGTTTGCCTTGTTTAATGATTGGGATACCGCCATGCTTGGCTTTGTAATAAAAGGATGATTTCGAGATTCCCAAATACTCGCAGACTTCATCTACGGTCATTGGGACATGGGTGTCCTTTTTAACCTCGCTTTGCTGCTGATGAAGTTTTTCTTTCAGCAGATTTTCCATACTTGAGATTCTCTCGCATAGTTCACCTACCACTTCGGGTAAGTCATTGAATGTTAATTGGTTTCTTTGCATGATATAACATTGTTTTGTTTAACATGCTGCAAACCAACACAATGATGTAACGCTGACAAACCTCAGAAAGCAATAATATTTCGGTCTGTGTTGAATAATCCTAATTGGTTGAATCTAAGTCCGATTCAGGGGCATTCTTCATACATTTGAAGTGATAATCTCCGGTTTTAGGAATATCAAGGGCTATTTTGCAAATTCCTTTTGTCCGAAGATTTTTAGCCAGATATTTAATCGAAGCATCTTTTAGTTCATGTGGGAATATCGTATGTATGAATGTTGCTCTGTCTATAAGGGAAATGTTCAATCTCTCTCCGATGTTCCATACGAAATGCATCAGGTCGATAGAACGAAGTGGATTATCCAATACTGAACGGATTGGCTTATATAAATCAGGTCGTCCGTGCGCGAAATACTCTATATTTTCATGCAGAATTTCAAGATTTTCTTTTGAGAGAAATTCAGTCATTACAAATGTGGTATATTCATGAATGACACGCTTAATGTCTGCCTGCCTTTCGGCTTTTTTACGTTCAATCTCAGCTACACGTACTTCATAATTATCCATATAATCTTGTTTTACAACACTTTCTGCAACTAAATTTACCGGATTTATCTCCTTGTCGTTTGGACACTCCAGTTCAATCTCCTTAATTTGTTCGGGTAGAGGTCTTACTTGCTTGCCAAAAGACAAACTCAATTCATTCTTTGTAATGAATCGGAAGAAGAAATGCTTAAGTACTCCACAGGCGAGTATCATTGCCGTAATATATAGAATAATTGGAGTGGAGTATTCCATCAGGTCGATATGGCAATTAAGATACAAGTAGGAGTCTGTTGCCCAATAAAGAATGACACTTGCTGAAAGTATGAAACTGGTTCTTTGAGGAGAGATTTTAATACTATTTGTCATAAACTGATACTGTTTGAGTTTTACAATATGACAAATGTATATGCAGATTTCCAAATAGTTGCAGTTTGCGATGAATAATCGTTCAGAATTTAAGAAAAAATATGCTCAGAGTATGATTTGATGCAAAATATCATACTCTGAGCGATAAAGATGGGATTATTTGGACCTTAATTCTTACTTGCGGATTAAAGAGATTCTGTTGCTGGCTTCACGCTTGTTGCTGTCCACAACTTTCATGTACCGTTGTGTCGTGGTAATACTTTTATGTGCCATGTTACTTTGAATGGTACGTATGTCTGTGCCGGCTGCCCCTTGAAGTGTTGCATATGTTCTTCGGTAGGAGTGGAAAGTGATATTCTTGGTGATACCGGCTTCGCGAATCCATTCTTTCATGGGATACTGTGTCCAACTTCGTTTCAATCCTTTAAATACTAATCCGGTTTTTTCCGGAGAATAGCCGATTAATTGCAGGGCTTCGTCACTGATAGGAATGATGTCTTCCGTCTTGGTCTTTTGGGTAATTGTGTGGACACATTTTCCTCCGGCTGCAAAGTCAACGATTTCATGCCATTGTAACGATAGTATATCGCTGATTCTGAGACTGGTCAGACATGAGAACAATGATGCTGTCTTCAGAATCGGCTTTTTGCAAGGTGTTTCTGCCAATTTGTATAGTTCTTCCACACTTAGATACTCTTTTGGAGTATCTTCTGTTTCGATTTTATCCAAAAAGTCATTGATATTGGTCTTGATTAGCCGATTGCGATAAAGAATTTTCAAAAGTCCCCTGAATGTTGACCAATAGCCGGAAGCAGAGTTCTTTGAAATGCGACCGTCACGCCTGAGTTGCTTGGCATTTAGCAGATACTCACGAAACTTATTACAAAGGTCAATATCAATTTCTTCAAAAGTACATTTGCCATGAACGAAGTTGTAGAAATGGTGGTACACAAATTCCCACTTTTGGTCATGCTTGCGAAACTGCTTGCGGTAGTATTCCAGAAAATCCGCTTTGAGTTTGTGCCTGTCAAAGAAATCATACCTGTCATTAACGATAGATTCAAAGCGTCGGCATCGGATGGCTTCCGCCTTTTCCGACATAGTGGCATTGAAGTTACGTTCGCGCTCATTCTTGGGATTGGCATAAATATAAATGTTCAATCCTTCGTGGCGGATGGTCTTCATTGTTTCCTGGTCACGATAGCCTGGATAATAATCCAGATAGTAAGAAAGCATCCCGTTTTTCAAAGGACGTGTTCTCAATGTTACTGTTTTACATTCTAACATGGTTACAATTATTATTAGTTTATACTTGATTTGCTGCAAATGTCCGTAATGACTTGACGCAGACAATGCTCATTTTTAGAATCATTTTCTAGTCTGCATAAATTCAGGATTAGTCTTATTTTCGGGCTCCCATTACATGGTCAAATTCCACTTTCAGGAATCTCACGAAACGACCTTTCTTTTCACGTTTGATTTCGTGGAATTGCAGAATACCATAGACAGAATCCCGTGTGAGATTGTATCTCTTCATGGCTTCCTGCACGGTGTAGTACTCCGAAGCATTATCTTCGGCAGTCTGCTTGGATAGGTCAAAATGTAGCTTCGAGTAGAATATCTGACCGTGTTCTTTCTTGGACGGGATGTTGTTGCGATAGACATGGGAGCGGATGGCAACCCGACTCATACCATACTTTTGTTCTATATCTTCGGGAGTGTACCATTCGGTCAGATCATTATCTGTCTTGTATTTGGCAAAAGCAGCATCAATATGCTTTTTGCTGTAATAGTTGAACTGACGGATTTTTACTTTTGGCACATTATGCTCCCGTGTATAAGTCCATACCCATTTGGTGTTGACCTTGTACTTCTCTGCGATTTCCTCAGCAGTATAGTATTCAGCAATATCAAATTCGACTTTTGACATCACACGTTCATAAGGTTTAGATTTAAGCAAAAGTTCTATATCAGTTCTTCGAATAAAAGACATTCGTGAACTAATTCGACTTGCTCTTAACTTATCCTCTTTGACTAATTTGTATATGTACTGACGAGAAACTCCCATCAATTTAGCTGCTTGTGAAAAGGTAAAGTATTCTTGATTTTCCAGCCTTTTCTTTACCTCTAACAAATCTTGACTCTGAATGAGCTCCATTCTTCGCTCTTTCATTCGATGTTTGTAGCCTCGTTTAGAACATTGAGGACTACAATAATTGGTTGTGGTTTTCTGAGCTATAAAAGGTTTACCACACCATTGACAAATTCTTTTTACTTCCATGTTGTTTACTCCATATTTTAAGTGAAACCATATAGTTTTAATTTCCCTTTTTGTCTCTCTACGTAAACCATTGTTCACCCATGTCGCCAAATGCGTCAGTGTGACATTGGGGGCAAACCCCAATTTGTTTCGCGGTAGAAATACGGTAGAAAAATATGGTGAACAACACTATCCAATCGCTATGAACTGGATTTTGGGCAAATAAAAAAGCCGCTGAATTTCAGCGACTTCATTATAGTTGGTTCTAATTCGTTGCAGTTAATTGCGATATATCATTTCCCGACGCAGAAAGTGCTATATTTTAATAATTTATTTTATATCAACGATTTATATATGTATATGTGTTTGTTAAGGGACAAACTGGGGACAAAAATTGGGGTAAAAAATGCAAAAAAGAACAAGTATAGACATTGAAATTGGCTCTTCAGTCCTGTTTGATTCAACTGATTTTTTTTGTAAAGTTAAAAATCTCTGATATTACTTAAAGCAATTTTGTCCCCCGTTCATTACTAATTTTGTCCCTGGGGACAAAACTTAAATCTGATTGAAAAAAATAGAAGTTTAGTTTGGTTTTTGTATATCTTATCAAGTTCTAAACTAAACGATTTTTGCAGCCAAAAGAAATAAACTCTCTTTTCCCTTTTTATTTTTTCGCTGCACCCCTCTTTTATACGGGAAGCATCTTCCGATACTCCGCACACCGACTTTCGGCCTTCCTGATAAGAATTATGTCGCGAAGGTATATGTCATGCCACATTGTTCACAAGGTCAAGTCTGCCGATTCTTACCAAAATCTCCACCTCGGTTTCACTGAGGTTGTATTTTGCTGCGAAACCTTGCCGGAATGTTCCATGACACCTTTTGTTGCGCCAAAATTTTATCAAGCCCGAAAGTAGCGGATGCTACCAGAGGGAAGACAAAAAACTTAAAATATTGAGATTATGGCAAATTACGCAACAAACAATTTCTTCGCACAGACGGAGAACGAAAAAGACCTTATTACGATTGAACAGTTCATAGAAGAGAATTTCTGTGATAACTACATTGCGAGACATGGACAATGTGTCGAGAGCGAGTTTTACTCCAAATGGGAGTGTCCGGAAAAAGAGATGAATGAACTTATTTCTTTATTGGAAGCTCCAAAGCAAATTTACATTAGCATACATTCTTATGAGCTTTCAAATGAGTATGTGAGTTTTAGGACATTTTCAAACGATGAATGGAAAATCAAGTAAAGACAGTCTTATGTACGAGAATAATGAAGAACAGTCCGACATCATAGGTAAGAGCTGTACCTTGCTTAACCCGTACAAGGGTTATACGGAGGGAACTGTTGTCGGCGATTATGGTGATAGAATCATTGTCTCCCTGACCAGTGGCAAAGAAATATCCGAGTACCGGGATGAAGTAATCATTTATGAATAACCTAAAAATATACTTATGACACCGATAGCAAAAAAATTTGTCCAGTGGGAAGTGCCTGCACTGGAGACATTGCAGAACAGTCGTGCGTACAAACTTCGTGAGAGCCTCAATAATGGCGGCAAGTTGAGCCGTGAAGATAAGAATTGGATTACACGAGAAGTAAGAAATGGAACCTATTTCAATAGAGGTATCGCATTAAGGGGTTATTACTTTAACTTCTCTGATGTGCTCAAACGATATTTCGTCAAACAATACGGCCATATTTTCGAGTGTTATGCCGTCGATAAAACAGCTTTGCGCTCAGCTCTTTACGGCAGAATTGAAACTATTGTAGAATTAAAATAAGACAGGAATAATGGGAAAATATCAATTTTATCAAGACCGTAAGGTTACAAGTTGGGAACGTGATTATTTCACGGTGGAAGCGGCAAGCTACAAAGATGCGGAAGCCATTGTCCGTTCATGGAAGTGTGAGGATGTTTCTAATATCATTGACAGCCGTTTGTGTTACGACGAATGGCGTGCGTTGGCCGACACATCGGAATGTATGTTCCCGGACGAAAATGGCGGCTGTCCGACAATCGAGGTATATAATTCTAAAGGAAAAGCTATTATAAACAATGCTCCTGAAAAGTCTTAATCAAAATAAATAGCCATGAATATAACGATAGAACATATCTTCTGCCCCTATTGCGACGAAGTGATAAACCTGTATTTTATAATTATGAACACGATTCTCTTTTCGTGTAATGAAGCTGAACTTCGCACAAGTATGGAACGTCTAAAGAAAAAGACCAGGTTTGACGAGTATTTCACATACGGCTTTGGGGCACATCATCTTTGGATATGCCAGAGGAAACCGAGCGATAAAAACAAGGTCTTCGAGCATCGCATCATGATTGCCCGTTTCTGACCTTGCTGTATATGTATAGGTAAGGATGGATTGCATTTTCTGGATTATTCAAGGTCATATTCTCAATACGGCGTATTGAGAATATGTACCTTCGATACTTTTTATCATGGCTATTTTCCGGGGGCAGGGATTCCTTTTTTATTTTCTTTTGGCTGCACCACACCCTTTTATAGCACATTCCATTCGCTGCGGAGCGACCCTCATGCTTTTGCCCGCAGGGGGGGTATTCCTGCCCGCTTTCCTGCCTGCCTCCTGCTTCCCATTGCAGCCGGAACAGACGCCTGCCGGCTGCTTTACGCAAAGCCGGCTGTCGAACTTCCGGTCATGACCCTCCACGCAGGGCTTTTTGGCCTGCCATTGGCTCCTTTTTGCCGCTTCAATGTCAAGGGTGTGGCTGGCCTGCCGACTTCATGCCGGCACTACGGGGAGAGTGTGCCTGCTTGTGTCTTGCGGACACGTCCTTCCGAAGCCCGTCGCTTCGTGTTCTACTTTTTCACTACTGCTTTTGGCCGAAGTCACAATCATTTTCCGCCGCAAAGATAGTATGCGGTCGGGAGCGGCTTGACAAGCCTTGACCAATGCACAGCTGTACAAATCTTCCTTTATCGGGCCTGCGGTTTTGGGAGACCAAAAATAAAGAGTATTTGCTGGCAGTCCTTGGTGCATCCCTTTGCGGCACCTACTTTTTGGGGCATCGTAAAATTGATTTGTTTAACTTCTAAAAGCATTGAATTATGAAAAAGATTGAGAACACATTCACAGTGACAGGTTTCGTAGGTAAGGACGCTGAAATCCGCAGTTTCACCAGCGCAAGTGTAGCACGTTTCTCCCTGGCCGTAGGCCGTCAGGAGAAGTCCGGTGATCAGACCAGCCGGATATCCGCTTTCCTGAATTTTGAAGCGTGGCGCAAAAACGAGAACAAAGGGTCTTTCGACTACCTGGCCAAAGGTACCTTGCTTACCGTGGAGGGCTATTTCAAGCCCGAAAGATGGACAGACAAAGACGGCATCGAGCATAATAGCATCACGATGGTAGCTGTCAAGTTCTACCCGGCAGCGGAAAAGGAGGAAGCTCCTGCGGAACCGGCAGCGAAACCGAAACGGGGCAAAAAATAACCTCCTGCTTCCCGGTCAAAAGCGGCCTTCGGGTCGCTTTTCTTATGCTCATTGTTATTCTCTTCGAGCCTGTTCCTTTTATACTGCATCCATGCCGGTCCCGCCGTCCATTGATTTTCCTGTGCAAAGTTAAGCCGGGCTGGAACCGTCAAGGCGCGGCTACATTTGTGGTTAACAACCATCAACTCGCAAGCTCGTCAATACTTCTTGAACACAAATGCAATCGTCATGGACTGTCCGCTTCCTCCTTGCCTTGTTCCCTCCTTTCCGGCTTGTATCCTGCACATAAAATCAAATCCCGTCGGACGAGGCGAAACCTCCGAAGAGAGGGAAGAAAAACAAACAATTAAAATCATATCAAATGGAGACAATTTACAGCTTCAAAGGATGGGTAAAAGCAATCATCGACAATGAAAACGCAGAAGTTCTGTGTCAGTTGGAAGAAAATGGGGTCGGCAATATAGGGAAAAAGACTCTGGTCGAAATGGCGAAAGCGCAATTTGAACACTGGAAAGAGTTTTGTCAACTACTTGACACAGAGAGTAGAATAGCGGTGCATGTTTGTGTATACGGCAATGACATTCTACCCAACGGCTTACTTTGCCGGAAAGAGCACGAATGTGTCTATAGGGACTTCGTTAAAATTGAGCCGCACAGGAAGAATATTAACTTATAAAATTAAAAGACATGAAACAGATTATTTGGTCGAGCGAGGACAGGTTGGATGATAATGCAAGAGAAAGATACCAGGAATTTCAGCGTGAGGTGCAAGATGACAACACTTACATTGTCAGTGAAGAAGAATGGGCGGACGAGGTGTACGGCTATTTGGATGACGAACGGCATAACTTGAACAAGCACATTGACGGCGTTATCATGGTGTTTGCCGATTTAGGGCTGTGGTATGGCCGGAGGCAAGGCTACCAAATACTGGGCAGCAATATCGCCGACATATTGCACTCCCAATGTGATGAAGACGAGTGGTACGGTGATGGTTACAACATTCGGGGGCGCATGATTCACCATGACGGAACAAACTATGTTTTGTACCGTATAGCCAAAGACAGGGACGAAGCGGAACGCATTGCCGCCAAAATCTACAGTGGGGAAATCGACGAGGAAGGCTTTCGCCGGAGAACCCGCTCCCTCTATCCGTATGTCGCCGATGTTTACGGCTGGAAGACCAGAAACCGTAAAAAGTCCGCGTGAGAATGACAAACATGGCAATGAATGCCGCAGCCGTCTATGGGATGTGTTGCGGCATATTCCTTTCATTCTGCATGAAAGACCCTTTTGCGGGCCGGGCAACCTGTTCTGACTCATCCGGACTAACCTTTATATATCTTTCCCTTTTCTATTATTCTCTGTACACCTACCTCTATAATCCGGACCGTAAGCCGTCTATTGTTTCTGCAAATTTCGATTGCCGCCTGTCAGTCCGCTCAAGGACCTCCTTGTTTGCTGGCGAAAAATCTTCCTCACCGTCTCCGCTGGCGAGCGTATTTTTCGCAGCATCCTTGTTCTTGGACTGGTCGCCAATCCTCGGGCAGAAAAATAAACAGCCTTCCGGTACAGGATTGTATCAGAGGGAAAAAAATCAAACTTAAAATTGAAGCATTATGACATTCAGAGAATTTATGAGCGAGAACGGCTACACGGTACAGACAACCTTTTGGGAAGATTTCACAATAGCCGACCGGTTTGGGCTTTCGGCTATCCGGGACACATACAACCGTGCTTTCAAGGAGTGGAATGAGAACTACAAGTTTCTGACCGAATTGGTATTGGTTCTCAATCACAAGATTTGGCAGCATCACAAGAGCCACCCCGAAGTCGCAGCACTTTACAATGACCTATGGAAGCAGGCAGACCTATACGCGGTCGAAAATCTGAAAGATGACGAGTTGAATTATTTTTTTGAAGTAACGGATTAAACAGATATTAAAATAGAAAAGATATGACAAAAGAAGAAGTTTTACAGCATGACAAGAAGTTTCGCTATATGCTCCTGTCCCGAATGCAGTCAGATTGCGAGTATTATCTGAACTATGGCAACAGGAATCCAAAACGCCTGTGGGCTGGCGATGAACAGCGACAAATCGAGTACATGATACTGTTGCATGACAGTTTCAAGGAGGATGAGAAACCGCAATGGCTGACAATGGATGAAATTATCGACTATCAAAAGAGAATGCTTGAGCCTGTCGCCTGATGCGAAAAGTAGCTGCAGCCGTCCTGATGGTGGCGGCTGCGGCATTTGCTGAGGTCTATCCCAACTCCTTTTTTATCGGCCACCGACATTCACTTCTGACATTTTTATTTTATTCAATGCCATGCGGCATAATAATTTATGAAAAGGTTTTATGAAAAAGAAGTATATCCGTCCCAAAGCATTGTGAAATTTAACGGATGTGCAGATACTGATTGCCTGCTCCGATTTTACCAGCTCGCCACACTCAATCTTGATTTCAAGAAATAGATGCCTGTCGTCTTTTTCAATTTGTATGTGATTGGTGGAGTTTTCCGTTATAAGGTCGTTAAAGCCGTTACTGGCTTTCAGCCCGAACCTTTTTACAATTTTATTCCGGATATTGAAAAGCAACCTTACAAGAGGAGGATAGTCGGAGAAAATCATGTCGTACACCTCCTGTGCCGTAATCTGCTTTTTCGTACATACACTTATCGAATATTTGTCTATGTAATCCATTTTACTGTTTTTTATTGCAACATTGCACGTTTATAATTTGACAATACATTTTCTATTCGGTCAAAAAACATTCCCCATCAATGTCTTTAATACGGATGACAGGAATACCCGTGCCATCCTCGAACTGTAGAACCCCTTTGTCCGGCTCTACACTCTTGACAATCCCGGTCGCCGTATGATAACTTCCACCCTCTTTCTTATCATCAGGCACAAAATAAGTAACACTAATAGTCGGCTTTTCATCCAATGATTGCAGATAAGCCAGCTTCCTGTTCAGCACTTCAGCATCACTTTCGGACAGTTCCTCTTCCGCCTCCGTCAGCCTTGCGGCCTCTGTGATGGCCGAATCATGTCCGGTCAATGCGGCAAAGGGAGCAAACTGGGCAGCACGGTTATACATGGACATCTGCGGATGTCTTTCGGAAACATGGTGCGGCAGGTTGATGATGTCGTCGTATGGGTGATTCATGCTTTGTGCCCTCCTATCTGTTCATTACGTTCCTTGGCAGTGGCGCCCTCTTCATAATTCAGTCCTTTCAGAATGGCGTTCTTACCGAACTGTTTCTTGATGTTCAGAATGGCCGTCTGTATTTGGCGCTCCTTGGCAAGCCTTTCCTTTTCTTCCCTCTGTTTCCTTTCCAGCGCTTCATAGTCTGTGAACAGGTCATACTGCACCGGAGACGGATTCTTGGCTGCCGTTTCTTCATCGACGACATGGTTCGTGGTCAGGTTGATGCGTCTCACCAGCAGCTTGGGATTGACAATCCGGTCGAAAAGTTCCATGACGGCTTCTGATATGAGCCGGGCGGATGATGTCGGGCTTTCAAGGTTGGCCGTGCCATGTGCGTGCTTCGGGACTTTCCGGCCATAGTAGTCGGTCGTTACTTCACCCTTATATGTTGTCCGTGCATCTTCATTGGACAGACTGGCTGTATCATAGCCGATGGTCAGCACGAGCTGGTCTGTAACCATCCTTTTGTCAAGCAGGTCGAGAGCGGCGCTTTCCGCCATTTCCCGGACTACCACACGGGCTTTCCGTACCGTGTATGGCTCCTGGAGCACCTGCCCGCTGCTGAACGAGTTCGTTGCCGGCTTATAGGCTTTTATAAATTCCATCGTGCAAGGCTCCCATCCCCAGGCATGGTCTATCAGCAGCTCTGCATTGACGCCAAACAGCTGATACAGCACCTCCTCGTTCCTGACGGACTGCCTTGCGATGTCTCCCATCGTGTAGATGCCGTATTGCTCCAGTTTGCTGGCTATGCCTTTTCCCACACGCCAGAAATCCGTCAGCGGTCGGTGCGTCCACAGCTTCCTGCGGTATGTCATCTCATCCAGTTCCGCTATGCGCACACCGTCCTTGTCCGCTGGGATATGCTTGGCCTCGATGTCCATTGCTACTTTGCAGAGGTACAGATTGGTGCCAATCCCTGCGGTTGCCGTGATGCCAGTCTGCCGCAGTACATCGCCGATCATTCTTCTTGCCAATTCGTGTGCCGTGACTCCGTAGGTGGACAGATAATCCGTTACGTCCATGAACACTTCGTCTATTGAATATACATGGATGTCCTCCGGGGCAATATAGTTGAGATATATCTTGTAGATGCGCGTGCTGTGCTCGATGTAATAAGCCATGCGGGGCGTAGCGGCGATATAGTCCACCTCCCAGTCCGGATGAGCTTTCAGATCAATGTCCGACACAGATTTTCCTGTCAGCCTGTATCCCCTTGAGTTTCTTCTGCGCCCGGCATTGACTTCCCTTAATTTCTGCTCAACCTCGAACAGCCGGGCCCGGCCGGGAATGCCGTATGCTTTTAGCGAAGGACTGACGGCAAGGCAGATGGTCTTTTCCGTCCGGCTCCTGTCGGCCACGACGAGATTGGTCGTGAGCGGGTCAAGCCCACGTTCCACACACTCGACCGAGGCGTAGAACGACTTCAGGTCAATAGCTATGTATGTCCTGCCTGTGTCCTGCATGTCTGTCTTGCCAACGGGTTATCGGTCTCTCCGGTAATCAGACTTCCTGAATCCGCCCCACAGCCCTTTAAGGATTTTGCCTACTACCCAGAACACGGCTATAATCACCAGAATTTCCATACTCTTCTCTTTTTATATAACCATATAATTATGCACTTATATAATTATGATTTTATATAATTATATATTATAACAATATCAATTCTATAACTCATTGAGGCTCTCCTCATTCTCCTCAATGTAAGTCATTATTATTGCGGCTGCAAGCGACCTCAAAGGAATATTACGGTGTGCATTGAGGCGGATTAGTTCAAGCCGTTTCTTTACCTCTTTGGGAAGCCAGATGGCAAATCCCTGCTCGCTTATGCCGGTATATTTTGCGAGGTTTTCCTCAAAGGCTTTCTTGCCTCTCTTGCGGCGTTTTGTCTCCCTTTCTGCGGCAGGGTCGCCGTTCGCATCCACGACGGGTTCTTTATCCTTGCCTGGTGTCGTTATGCCCCGCACGATGTCGTCCAGTCCCATGTTCGCAAGCGGGTTGTCTATTTCCGGTCTGCTGTTCTTTGCCATAGCCTTTATTTTTTAAGATCAAGTTCCTCGATGATTTTATTGAAAGCCGGTTCAAGCAGTTCCGTCTGGTTTTTCTCCAATGGGTACAGCGTGGAATATCTCTTTATGGCCACGCTCTGCCTCACCATCGGTGTAACGGTGCCGATCAGCCCGAGATACCCGATGGTCTGTTCCCGTTGCCGTATCTCTTCCGCCTTCCTCTCGGCCGCGTTGATTCGGTTGGGGATGAAAATCAGACCGGCTGATGACACAGACTTCAAAGCCTTGACGAATATGCCTGTGGCGTCCACAGTGTCCGCGTCGAAAGATATGGGTACTATTGCCGTATCCGCTGATTGGTAGATGTATGCCAGGTTGCGGTCGTTCAGGTTTCCCGGACAGTCTATCAGTACGATACCCGGCACTTCTTTCAGTTTGCCCATTACCTGCACGAGCCGCTTATGGTCGGACGTGTCAAGCATCTCCACGTTCCACGGAATCTGCGCGTCCGGTGCGGCGTCCTTTTCACGTTGGCGGTGACGGAACAGCGATGCCTGAAGGTCTGCATCTATCACAAATGAGGGGAAGCCATGCTCTATAAGATGATTTGCGAACAAGGCACAGAGGGTCGTCTTGCCAACGCCTCCTTTGATGTTGCTGAATATGACAATCTTGTTTTTCATGTCCATGCGAATTTATGCTATATAATTCACCTACAAAGATACAAAATTATCGGCTCACAGCAAAGGAAAAACAGTTAATAATTATATATTTATGATTTTATATATTTATATAATTATATAGTTGCATCTATTTCGTATCTATTTGTATATCAAATATGAAGAATGTCATATAGTGAAATTGTACAAGAATGAATATAAGGTGATTGAATTCATTTTATATATAATTATATAATCACACGATAGAAGTCATTTCCGTCTGAAGGCTTTTCAACAAGGTTGTAGTAATTCAGCTCCTACTTACCACCTTGCATTTGAAGCAATCCGTTCACATCACCATTCCCGATATAAGCCAAGCATCTCCGTATCTTCTCGGCAGACCAATTCCACCATTGCAGCGTTTCAAGTTCCTGTATCACTTCTTCATCGAAACGCTTCCTTATCGGTCGGGCAGGAACACCGCCGACTATCGTATAGGGCGGCACGTCTTTCGTAACAACGGCACGGGCGGCTATGATTGCCCCATTGCCGATGTGAACACCAGCCATAATCACCGCTTCATAGCCTATCCACACATCGTTGCCTATCACGATGTCACCTTTGTTGTCCCAAGCCGTTGCCACGTCCGATTTCTCCAAATCCCAGTCTTCATAAAAGAGCGGGAAGGTGTAAGTGGATAGGGATTTTAAGGTATGGTTGGCACAGTTGAACAGGAATTTCGCGCCGCAGGCAATGGAACAGAACTTGCCGATTATCAGCCGCTCGTGGTTGATAGGGTAATGGTAAAGCACATTATTTTGCTCGAAAAGCAACGGGTCGGACACAAAATCATTATAGATGGTATAGTCTCCCACCTCGATAGACGGGTCTTTCACGACGGCATTCAGGTACACGGTCTGCGTGTCGCCTGCGCGTGGATATATCTTTTTCATTATGACGTTCTGTTTTTAATAGTGTTTATATTTCAGATAAATGACAGAAAGCAAGCCGAGTAATATCACATACAGATATTCTGCTGTCCAATAAACGGACAATGACGTGCTGAAACAGCTTATGCTCCACAAATAAATTTGATAAGCCACGATAGTTATCAGTTGGAAGATAAACGTCATGCGTGTCGCCCCCGTACCTGTTACGCTGTTCATATAGACATAGCCGGGCAAGGCAAAGATGTAGTTCAGCAACATGACCACAAACGGCAAATGGGCAATCTGCATCAGAGCTGTGCTTTCCGTATAAATACCGATAATCGGACGATAGAAAATCACGGCAAGGATGACCAGCGGAAAGCCGATGGCATATCCCAAACGGACAACACAGTTACATAGCGGGATGACCTGTCTCTTTTGTCCGGCTCCCAACAAATTGCTTACCAGCGAACCGGTAGTAGCCGCCAGCGAATTGACGATGACAAAGAACACCGTCGAGACACTGCGTATGACATTGGTAGCTGCCAGTTCCATTTCTCCCAAATGCTCGACAGCTACGAAGAAAGCAAGCCACGAGGCCACTCCGATAAACGAATGGAACATGCTCCAAACGGACACCCGGCAGACATGTAGCAATACAGCTTTGTCAAAGCTCCAAGACAAGCCATAAAACCGTTTATCCATTTTACGTAAAGCGTGAATTGCCAGTACCGCCAGCGAACACGCTTCGGCAAAAGATGACGCGATGGCTGCACCTGCTATCCCCATGTCCCAATGAAATATGAGCAGCCAGTTGCCCGGAATATTTACCAATACGGCTGGGGGGGGCGCCATGTTTTAGGGTTTTTTTTTGG